TGATGTCAATGATTGATACGTCGAATGTACCACCACCAAGGTCGTAAACAGCAATTTTGCGATCTTTTTTATCAGCTTTATCAACGCCATACGCAAGAGCAGCAGCAGTAGGTTCGTTAATAATACGAAGTACTTCCAAGCCTGCGATTTTTCCAGCGTCCTTTGTAGCTTGACGTTGGCTATCGTTAAAGTATGCGGGAACTGTGATAACAGCTTGAGTAACTTTTTCACCTAAATAATCCTCTGCGGTTTGTTTCATCTTACGCAATACTTCTGCGCTAATTTGTGGAGGTGCTAACTTTTCCCCATTTGCTTCAACCCATGCGTCACCGTTCTCGGCTTTAATAATGCTATATGGCATCAAGTCGATATCTTTTTGCACAGCAGATTCATCAAACTTACGTCCGATCAAACGCTTTGCTGCGTAAATTGTATTCTTTGGATTTGTGACTGCTTGTCGTTTTGCTGTAGCACCAACGAGAATCTCGTCTTTAGTGTAAGCAATAATTGATGGTGTAGTACGTGCGCCTTCAGAGTTTTCAATAACTTTTGCAACTCCGTTTTCTAGAACTGCCACGCAACTGTTAGTTGTACCTAAATCGATACCGATGATTTTACTCATAATAATCTCCTTATAAAGCGAGTAATTGTGGGCACCTTGCCCGTTTGTAGACCCTTACGGCGTTCTACATTTTTATTTATGCCGATGGTTCAGAATTTTTAAAAATATTTGACCATTTTTTGAGCTTTTCAATCTTAGCTCGTTTTGCAACTGTTACATTGCCCCATGATGCAACATTCATTTCCATGAGGATTTCAATCATGGCTTGCATGTCGCCCAATTCTTCTTCTAAATGTTCCAAGTTTGTTTGATTGGATGCTGGGTGACTATTGTCCCAGCCAAATCTGCGAATTTTACTAACTGCTTGAATTACTTCAGCAGCCTCTTCTTGAAGAATATCTAGTACTTCCTGTACATTCTGTTCTTTAAATAGTCTATTAAGTTCTTCGTCCATATCAACGTTCCTTAAAAAATGGTGTGATATATGTACCATCTGCTTTGGTACTTGTGCGTAGTGTATTGTACACGTTTTGAATCCCTACTGCTTGGTTCCATGCATCTTCCAAAGCATGGTGGGCTGTAATTGGTGGGCGTTGTGGATTGATGCCTAGATCAAACGCTGTGCGTACATCGCGGATTTCCCAAAACTTCCATGGGATGGCTTTATTGATTTTACGGAATACGTGTTCACAAATAACGACGTCAAATGATGCACCGTTTGACCATACACGTTTAGCACCCCAGCAAAATTTGTATAATTGATGGAATGCGTCAGTAATTGGAATTCGACCGTCGGGATCGAAAGCGGCATCTTGTGCTGCTTGTGTTTGGCTAGCCCACCATGCGACTGTGTCATCACTTGTAACAAGTCCCAGGTCGTGGCAACTATCAATATCTACTTTGACATAGAAACTATCCATGGCTTTGTCTTCACTCTCCCTACCAAACGGATCAAATTTGACTGCACCAATCGTAAGAATGGCCGCGTCCGGAGTCGTGGCCAATGTTTCTAAGTCGATCATAATATCTGTATTCATTGTATGCTCTTTCGTAAAAATGAGCTTTAATTATAACAGATATTAATTACTTTGTCAATACAATTTTGGTGGTAATGACTCGTTTCTGAGCTTCTTTTTCCAACGTGCTTTTGCTGCACCCTTTTTACGTTTGCGTTCTGTCGTTGGCTTCTCGTAAAACTCTTTAGCACGTAGGGTATCTAGTGTGCCAGCCTCTTCCATCTTACGCTTAAAGCGTCTGAGAGCCTGGTTAATGTTCTCGTTATCCTTAACGGTAACACCAGTCCCTTTACTCTTGCGATACATCATCGTCGTCTTCCTCTTCTTCTTGGTCTTTAAGTTGTTCTACAATCCAATCTAGGTTGTAGATTCTGTTTTTGCTAATTAACCCATAAGGTGTTAATTCGTCATTAGTTATATAGTGTGCGTTTGCCTGAGCAAGCATGAAAGTGATAAATTTCTGAGTAATTGGGTCACAATTATCAACATCAATAATAACCACATCAACTTGCTGTGCTACGCTCAACATCCAACTAATATCAGTTTCTTCCACATCAAAAATAAAGACATTTAAATCGTCAATACTCTGACTTAGAATTGTTTTGAACTGCTCTTTAACATGCGTTGAAGGCTTAACTAACAAGTAGCTAATGTTCAAATTGAATAACTTGTCCGGCGGTGTTATTACTGTAATGTTACCTAAGCTCATAAATCCTTCTTGCAAAATATTCTAACTGTTCGTGTGGGAAATCATTGTATTTACGATTTCCTGACTTTATAGCTTCTAAAAAGTTATAAAGTTCTGGCTCTGTTTCTTGATTAACGTGTATGCCTGTGAATTGATCTTTATTAAACTCGACGTATAAACGATCAATTGGTTTTAGTGGATCTGATGATGGTGTTTTAGATATGCGTTGCCAAATAGAAGTTGGAGCACTTTGCTCTTCATTCTGAATATAGCCTACTACTCGTGGCTCTTGACTTGTGTCTTGCCCGTCTCGTCCTTCACCATGTAAGTCTTTTTTTTTGAATCTTCCTCTGTAGGAGGAGTTATGTAATCACCTGGGCGTTCAAGACTTGCATCAAGGCCCGGGGCATTTGGGTTAACATATTGATCAATATCAATCAACTCAACTTCTTCACCAGTTTGGTTAATATAAGATTCACCTCTGGCTACTCTATCTTGTACTGTATCTTCTGATGCCTTGGCTACTTCTGCCTCTGCTTCAGCAACCATTCTATTCCAACGATCTAAGTCAGTTTCTTGAGCAGGCTCTTGTGGTGTAATACCAAAGCGTTCTGCAGAACTAATGTCACCAGATATTGGGTAGTCTGGTTCATGGAACTCTTCAATGTATGAGTATGGGATTGGTTCACCATTGTCTAATGCACGAGCAACTTCTTTGCCTCTACGGAAGAATTCTTCAACTTCTGGGTCAGCACCCTCATCAGGATGTACTTCTGTTTCAGTATGTGGCACGGTATTGTGCAACAATGGTTCTTCTTCCTCTGCTAAAGGATCACGCCCTTTGTTATGCCACATGAATGTCATTTGTGCGGCTAACAACATAATAACTGCTAACGGATCAAATACTACAATGATAGTAATAATAACCCAAGTAACAGCACGTTCTAAAACTGATTCATCAGTTGCGCCATATACAAATGCCGCAATGTATTTTAGTGGACCTACTTCAGCTTCTACTTTGCGTACTTCTGCACGAATTGGTGCGGCTTCGTCATTAAGAGATGAAATGATTTTCTGGTTGGCTTCGATGTCCTTCGCCAGGGCACTACGATCACGTTGTTGAGACTTACGTATAGCAACGGCTTTGTCGGCACCTTTTTCATCTGTACTTCTGCCCATGACTTGGTCCACAGCCTCGTCCATTTGTTTGAGCTGCTTACGGTCGGCTTCGATATTGTCTCTTGCAGTACGTATTTTTTCGTCATAGATTGCAATCTTGCTTTGCACATCGCCACTTACTAAACTTTGGTCGCTGTGTGCTTTTGATAAAAATCCAAAGATACCCATAGATGTGATTAACATGAGAACTGCGACCGCAGTAGTCATGTAAACCTTCATTAAACGGGGAGCTCTAGTCCAATTAGCTTTTAACCAACTAGCACAAACAAGTTTAGCAACCTCTAACGCTGATCCCATCACGATGATAGGAATTACTGCGGCAGAGAAAATAGCGGCCAAACCTACTACTGAGTAGTAGATTGCGACCGCTGAAATTGTTAAACCTGTGAGTAGTAATAGATAAGCTAATAACATGCACTAATTATGCATTAACTAACGTAGCTGTGTCAATTAAAGTGACTGTCACTGTGCCCAAAGTTTGAGCTGCTGTACCGCTAGCTGCAACTGTGATCGATTGTTGATCATCATTTGGACCTGTTGGGTCAAATACACGAACGTTAGCAGTAGTAGCATCACGAACGCCTTGTGCTACGGCATTAGCAATAGCTTTAGCAACTGTATCCATTGCGCTGTTACCGATATCATTGCCAACAACTGTAGTACCTTGGTATTGTCCAGTTAATGGAATGAATGCATCACGATCATACTTTACAGTGAATGTTAATGATGTTGCTTGAGCATCAGCATTAGCTTCTGTAATAGTTAAGTCTAGAATTTGGCAATCGCCCAATCCTGACAAACGATTGATTACGTTACGGAAACGCATATTTCCACGAGCACGAGTTTGTGACTTTGCTAATGTTGACGGTAAGTTAGCTGTGCTAAATGCGTCACTTGCAGTTGGGGTTACACCGCCACCAGTGTTACCTGATGTAGTTGTTGGGTAGTAAGTACCACTGCTCATATCAATTACAACTCTATACAAATTTGGCTGTAATTGGTTACTATCTTGTTGAAATCCTGATGGCATTATTATGCTCCTTAATATAAGGTATTTATCGTTACTTAAACACGATAAGGGCTAAAAGGGCAGCTTGAACAAAGAAACCCAGCCCGATCGTAATGATATTAAGCAGATCTTTCTGAATGGTTGCTTTGATAAAGAAGCAGAACAGCCCAACCCAGCTGAAAAGTACCATATCAACTGGTGGCATCTTTTCAGTTAGCCCTGTCAAAACTGCTAGCATCGTTGGGATTGTTGCTAGGTGCAGTAAAACTACTGCGACCCAGCCCATTGTTTCTGCACTGATTCTTGGGGCATGTTCTTTAATGTTTTGAACCCATAGATCCAGATTAAGAAAATCGTGTACTCCGGACTTGATTTTATTCATATCCATTTTGAATCCTTATTGATAGAAGATGTGGCGGCCGATTTTAACTAATGGCTTTTTGCCCCATCCTGGGTTAATGTAATCTCCATGGAAATACAGGGCGTTCTTTAAATCAGGAAGTCTAAATCCTTCTAGAAGCACTTTCTTTGCTACTTCCATTGACTCTGTGTAAACTGCGCCATTCATTGGCTTCTTTAATGAAGCTGAATCGCAATACCAGCTGAACTGGCAAAGAACTTTTTCATACACTACGTTCTTTTGATATACTACTTGGCAGATGTCACTAGGGAATTGTCCCGATTCTGCACGATTGATTGTAACCTGGGCTACTGCGACCTTGCCTTCAAAAGGTTCATAGCCTGCTTCGTGGTAAATGTTGCGAGCTAGACAATCTAGTTGTTTTTGTCTTAGTTCTGCTGTAATTGGGCTTGCGTTCTCTCGCATAGCCTTCAAGTGGTCGAATTTGTAATTGACTGCACGAATGCTTACTGTTACCACTGCAATTGCCGCTAGGGCATATACTGCTGTTTTTATGATGCGTATCATTTTCTTTCTCCTTTACGCTGGATCAGGAATTGCTAGTTCCGTCATTATATGGCTCGATACATCTCCTCATGCGTTAAAGCCTTACTTCATTATGTACCAAAACCTTTTGGTACAATAATTAATTATCCTCAGATCAATGGTAGAAAACATATACTTTAAGTTATCTACGCATTTTACTGATATCAATCGCCTCTTCGTCACTAAAAACAGGTACTGCATTGCTTTTGTGCATCGTTGCGATTCCCTTAACCTTAGTGCCTGTATACACTTTCGGTTGTTGTTTTACAGCAACACCCCCACCAGAATCCCTACTTTTAATGTGGGAAGTGGTATTTCTACCTTCTGGGATAGCAAGGGATGGAATCTTGCCATAAGTACTACTCGATGTTGCTTTCTTTGTTAGATCGCTAACACCGTGTTTCTTTTTTAATTCTTGCCAGCTTGCCTCTAGTTCTCTTGCTAGACGGGCTGCTTCAGCATTTCGATACTTGGTTTTACCCTTTTTCTTGCCTGTAGTACTAAGCCACGGACCTTCAATATGCATTGACATAAAACATACCAAAATTGTTTAACATGTCGCTATTATAGCGCCAATTTTGGTACTTGTCAACTTAGTTAGGAACTAAAGCAGGTTTATAACAATTACAACTTGGGTCAATTAATGCTTCCCAATGATATCCTGCGGGCTGTGGCCAAAGTGGTGCAGCTGGTGGTGGATAAACGGGCTGAGGTTGAACTACAACGATTTCGGTACGGCGTTGTTGCGCTACTTCATACACTATTACCCCACCGATGACAGTTGGTACTACCCAACCGTAGTCAGGACGGTAAACATAATGTCCACCGCCATGACGCCAGCGGTCAGCATATGATGCTGATGAAACTAAACTTAACAATATGATTGCTAAGAGTTTTTTCATTTTACTTCTTTTGTTCTTTTGCTGCTTGACGAGCGGCCTTTGTATCAGTAACGTCTTTACGACCTTCCTTACACAATGCTGCTAGTGCTTGCAAATGCTTACGTACACGAGCACCTGCTGCGCCTACTTCTTTGTCATAAAACTTTTCGAAGTCACCTTCCATTTCTTCTACGATCTTTGTGAACTCTTTAAAATTGTTAGCCATATAGCTCTCCTTTTGTTTTATTATATAGTGTTTATTCTCCATGTCAAGAAATTTAGTTCATAAATATTGACGAGGAAAATGATATGCCAAAAATAGCACGAGTTGGTGACACTGGTCAAGGAGTTTGCCGAGCTGGGCATCCTGGGATTCCTAAGGGCATTCCGAAACCGATGATTACAACGTTTGTAACAGGAACTAGCACAGTATTCTTGAATAATAAGCCATTGGCTCTTCAAGGAACAGTTGGTAACACAGATTGTGGACACCATACTGTTGCTGTATCATATTCACCTACTGTATTTGCTGAGAATAAACCCTTGCATAGAGTAGGTGACACTGGGATAGTAACTGAAGATGGTAGCGGTGAATATGTTACTATTACCGCATCCCCCGATACAGATGGTTAAACTAACTTAATTCCTGAGGTTGACTCTAGGAATTGTTTAGCGAATGCTTCATCAGTTGGTTCTGACACTGTAACAGTGATCTTAGAAAGTTTTACTTCACGATCTGGATTGACTGTGAACAAGTATGGCATTAAGCCTGGCCCTTGCTGGCCCATACCAATAACCATTGGCTTTGATAACTTATAATAAGTGTCTGTCTCTTCTGTTAGTTTTGCAACTAACTCTTCGCCTGATGTGAGTTTTAATGTGATAACTTCGCCTACTGCGACGCCTTTCTGAATTAACATATTATACCTTTTCTAAAAATGTTTTAAGTTCTGTAAATCCACCAATTAATTGATCATCAACAAAAATTTGTGGAACTGTACGGGCATTTGGAATTGCTTCTAACAACTCTTCCTTGGTGTACCCGTCACCAATTTTCTTCTCTTCAAACTCAATACCCTTTTGCTTTAGCAATGCTTTTGCTTGATCACAATACGGGCAGTGATACTTTGACCATACTACTGCTTTCATTTGCTTACCCTATTACGTTGTTGTTCTTTCTCTAGTAGCTCTTTTAGGCGAGCAATTTCTTTGGATTCTTTAGCGTGTTTACTTTCTTCACGTGTGCGTGGTTCAACTTTGATAACGCACGGACTATCAATTTTAACACTCATCTCATGGCAGCGATTGCTCCAATTAAGCAACGTGTCACTTAGCCAGTCCAAAAATTGTACTCTAAGGCATCGATTCTTTTCTTCAATATCGTGAAATTTGGTTAGTAATCCCTTCATTTCCAAGCCTGCTGACGTGTGTTTAACACCATCTTTATGTAGTTCTATAGTTTTCTTTAGTGTTGTCATATATTCCCTCTCTTAAAATTTACCCATAATTCTAATATGTTCACGGTGTGTTAATAAACCTAAACGAGTATCATCACCCTTCCATCTATTAAAAGTATCTTCAATATCTTTTCTAGCATAATCTGGTTGGTTCATCCAACAACGTTTAATGCTATCTATATCAAATAGTCCCAATCCATACATAACTGTAATCCAATTGGCATCCCTAAACATGTTGAATGGTCTATCAAAGTAGTGAATTGATGGCATTGAGTGCTTAAATGTCTCTAACGTTTCTTTATTGAAATCAGTAACTTCAAATTCAAACTCTCTCCAGAATTTTGTATCATCACGCTTTGTGAAATAGTGTAACTGAATAAAGTCAACAATATTACTGAACATACTATCCATTATGCTGTTGTACTTCTTCTCAACACCGAGGTCACCAGGGCGCCAGTTTGCTAATAAGTTGTTTAGTAGGAACACCTGCTGTAAACTAGCACCGATACTACTTGCTTCAAGTGGTTCTACAAATACTGCTGACAATCCAATGGCAACGCAATTCTTAATCATTACTTTGTCAACACGCCCTGCACTAAACTTGATGTCTTTAGCCACTTCAATTTTATGCCCTAATGCTTGTTCAACCTCAGCAACAGCTTGGTCAGCACTAATAAAGTGGTCGCAGAATACATATCCATTACCATGTCTCTCTTGTGTTGGGATCTTCCATCTCCAACCCGCATCCATGGCAGTAGATTCAGTATAACTGTTTATGTGTTCTTCCCTACCAGTCGGAAATGCAATGGCGTGGTTCATTGGTAAGTATTTGCCGTAGTCTACCCACTTTGCACCAAGTTCTTTTATAATTACTTTACTGAATCCACTTGAGTCGATAAAGAAGTCTGCTGAGTGCGTATTGTTATTTTTGTCAACTAGACTTTCAACATATCCGTTTTCATCTAACACTACCTTTTCCACAATCGCATCAGTAAACGTAATACCAATAGCATTAGCTACCTTATGCAAATATTTGTTTAACTTAAATGTATCAAAGTGAAACTGATTAGTGCCATTCCAGTTTGGAACAAATTTACTATAAGGGATGTATGCTGATGTCATAGTCTCTTGTTCTAACTCATTGGCAACTACGTAAGTGTAATATGAAGGTACTCTGTTAATAAAAACCGAATCCCATGGACTAACTACTGAATGGAAGTAATGTTTACCATCACCATTCCAGTTAGTAAACTTGATACCAGTCTTAAACGTGGCATCAGTTTCCTTTAATAGTTCTTCAAGTGGAATACCTACATTATCCATAAACTCACGCCAGTGTTCTGTACTACCTTCTCCAACACCGATGATGCCTAATTCTGATGACTCTAGCACTTGAATGTTAAGGTGTGGGTTAGAGCGTCTTAAAACAATGGCTGATACTAGTCCTGCTGTACCACCACCTACTACGATAATTTTATTAATATCGTGTGCTTGCTTCATTCATTTACCTTTTTAGTTTTAATTTAGCCTATTAGATTGATGGCAATGCATTGTAATCCAAGTTCTCTGACATTACACCGATAACATAGCTTGTTGATTCTGTTTCTTGTAATGCTGATTGCTTCTTACTTGTATCGCTATGTTTGTTGAACCATGGGATTGGTGTGCTCTTTGGTGCGTGACCAAGGTACTTAATACCAACATCATGTAATGCACTACGAGCTGTGTAGTCTACAAAGTCCTTTAGGATGTTAGCATTCAAACCAATAACTGGTCCTTTGCTAAACAAATACTCTGCCCACTCTTTTTCTTCGCGAATTACATCTTCATACAGTGCGTATACTTCTGCTTCGCATTCTACTTTGATTGCAGCAAAACGTGGATCTTCTTTTACAACTTGATTAATCAAGTATGCAGTCCAACCTTTATGCAACAACTCATCTTGCAAAATCAAACTAATAATGTTTCCATTACCAATAAAGATTTTGTTCTCAACCATTGCTAACGAAGTAGCAAATGATACCATAAAGCGGAAAGCTTCTAACGCATATGAAGCGTGTAGTGCTAACCAAATTGCTTTAATGTGTTCTTTCTCTGGAATTACTTCACCGAGTTCCTTACGACAGTTGATCTTGTGTAAGGCATCATAGTAATTTCCGACACCAGAGGCCATATCAACGATCGCCTTTGTGTCATGGATAGTGTTAAAAACTTCTTTTGGAACGTTGTAGATGTTACGAATGATGTGACTGTAACTTCTGCTGTGGATGTTAGTTTCAAAGAATGTCCAATTGTAAATTAACGCTTCTAATTCAGGCAATGATACAACAGGTGTAAACACTTGGCTTGGCGCACGACCTTGTAAGCTATCCAATGCTGTTTGACGTAGTAAGTTACTTGTGAAGATATGTTTAACAGCTTCACTTGCTTCTTTAAAATCAACACCGTCCTTTGTTAATGTTACTTCTTCAGGAATCCAAAAGAAGCCACGGGCAGTTTGTTCAAAGTCTACAATCTTTTTATATTTGACTTCTTCAAAACGTTGGATAGTAACTGGACCAGCTGGGTCCAGAAACATCTTACGATTCAAATAGTCTGTTTTAGTGTTTAAATTATACTGTGCTTGTGACATTAAAATTGATCCGCTTCTGTAGAATGTTTATTTGCTACTGTACTACTTGCACCGACAGCTTCACTGATTAAATCAAAGTAACCAACGCCCACTTCACGTTGATGCTTAACTGTAGTAAAGCCACGTTCTTGTGCTGCAAACTCACGCTGTTGCATTTCGCTGTATCCAGCCATGCCACGTGCCTTGTATGCTTCAGCAAGTTCAAATGTTGCTAAGTTTACACTATGGAAACCTGCTAGTGTAATAAATTGGAACTTATAACCCAATGCGCCTAGTTCGCGCTGGAATGTTTCACACTCGTCTTCGCTTAGGAACTTGCGCCAGTTAAAACTTGGAGAGCAGTTGTAGGCTAACATTTGATCTGGGTACTGTGCGTGGATTGCATCAGCAAACTTTTTAGCCTGTGCTATGTCTGGAGTACTTGTTTCAAACCAGAGCAAATCAGCATAAGGAGCATACTCCAAACCGCGACGTATACAAGCGTCCAGTCCATTACGAAACTTATAGAAACCTTCTTCTGTTCTTTCATTGATTACAAACTCCTTGTCTAGTGGATCGTGATCACTTGTAATTAGTGTTGCTGACTCAGCATCTGTACGTGCCATAATAACTGTGTCAACTCCTGCTACGTCACTTGCTAGACGTGCAGCTTGTAAATTACGGATTGCTTGGCTAGTGGGAATTAAAACCTTACCACCTAAATGTCCACATTTCTTTTCACTTGATAATTGATCTTCGAAGTGTACGCCTGCTGCACCCGCTTCGATCATTGCTAACATTAGTTCGTATGCGTTCAATGCACCACCGAACCCTGCTTCTGCATCTGCTACAATTGGTAGGAAGTAATCAACGAAGTCATCATCTTCATTTATAGTACCTTCACTGTGTTGAATTTGATCAGCACGACGGAAAGCATTGTTAATTTGCTTAACGATTGTTGGTACTGAATTAACTGGGTACAGTGATTGGTCTGGATATGTTTGTCCAGCTGTGTTTGCGGCTGCGGCAACTTGCCAGCCTGATAGATAAATTGCTTGTAGTCCTGCCTTGGCGTGTTGTACTGCCATTTGGCCGTTGTATGCACCTAGCGTATTAACGTATGGTTCGTTGTTTAATAGATAACGTAGTCTTGATGCACCACGTTTTGCTAATGTGTGTTCAATTTGTAAACTACCTTGTAGTTTTCTAACTGTGTCTTGTGTGTAATTACGCTTTTTCATTTTGTTTCCTTTAACCCGTGCTTTGCTTCCCATTCTTTTAGTGCATTTGGATTTACTTTGTCGTAACCAGTATGCCATTGTTTAGATACTTTTGAGTATCTAATCCTCCACATACGGTTGCCAATTCTCAATACCCCACCTGCACTGTGTTCGTCTTTAGGGTGGTATATACTTATACCTTGACGAATATGCTCACCCTCTTTCTTCCAATGTATCATAACTTACATGCCTCGCAGTCATCATCCAGCTCAACTTCAGTATAATTCATTTTGTTTGAATCATATGCACCATTTGTATATGACTTGGCAACGTCAGCTGCTTCAACTTTTGCACCTTGCTTATTAATCAAGCTGTAGTAAAAAGTCTTCAGTCCCCAAATGTGTGCTTGCATCAAGTTCTTGGCAATTAATGTAGTTGGTACTTTACGATCTGGGAACCATGCAGGGTTGTAGAAAGTGTTAGTACTTATACTCTGGTCAACGTATGCAGCAATAACTGCTGCCGTTTTTAGGTAACCATCACAGTCTTTTTGTTCCCACATCAATTGGTACTTGTTCTTAAGTTTGGTATACTCTGGAACAACTTGTACTAATGAACCAGCTTTTGATTCCTTAACGCTGATCAAACTCATTGGCATTTCGATACCATTTGTTGAGCTAATAACAACTGAGCTAGACTCAACTGGTGCGACAGCCATGTTTGTTGCATTACGTACACCGTATTTGATCATTTCAGCACGTAGTGATTCCCAGTCAAGTTCAGGTGCAAAGTCTGTTAACTCGTTTACACCATTAGCACGGAGTTCCCATGGAAATTTACCTTGCCCGTACCTTGTATGTTCACTATGTGTACAAGAACCGCGCTCTCGTGCTAATTCAACTGATGCTTCTGTTAAGTAGTATGCTTGGTGTTCCATCCAACTCTTGACTTCAGCTAATGCATCTTTCTCACCATAAAGCATACCACGCTTGGCATGCCAGTAGGCTAAGTTTGTGATACCAATACCTAGTGGACGAATTTCGTCATTGCTTAACTTACTTTGGATTGAAAGAAAGTCTTGGTAATCCAAAATGTTGTTAAGGCTGCGATGAAGAATCCTACAAGCTCTACGCATATCCTCAGGATTACGGAATGCTCCCCAATTGATTGAGCCAAGAGTACAAAGGGCAATGCGACCAGCGTCGTCGTCAAGACGCTTAAAAGGTTTTGTAGGTAATAGAATTTCACAGCAAAGGTTACTTTGATAAATTGTGTGGTACTCGGGATCGAATGGGCCTTGGTTCATTACGTTATCAACGAACACCAAGTAGATGCGTCCTGTATCAGTTCTCTCCTTAAGGATACCACCTTTGAATACGTCTTCAGCATTCATTACTTTCTTGCGTAGGTCTTTACGCTTCTCGTACTTGACATATAGCTCTTCGAAAAGGGCAGTGTTCTTATAGAACGCTTCATATAAGTCAGGTACTTCGTTTGGATCAAAGAATGTTATGTTTTCTTTGTTCTTGAATCGTCTCCAGAAGAAGGCTGACAACACGACACCGTAGTCCATGTGTCTTACCCTAGTTTCCTCAGTTCCTTGATTGTTCTTAAGAACGATGAGATCATCAAACTGATGGTGCCAAATAGGATAAAAAACTGTCGCAGACGCATTGCGGATTCCTCCTTGAGAACAACTTCTTAAATCGCCAAACCATTTCTTCAAGAAAGGGATCATGCCTGTATGCATAATTTCACCACCCCTAATAGGGCTACCCAATGGGCGTAGGCGTCCAATCTCGAGTCCAATACCAGCACGTTTACTGGCATACTTGGCCATCATTTCTCCAGAAGCAAAGATACTATCAAGATCGTCATCAGACCTAATGAGTACGCAACTAGAAAATTGTTTAGTGGGTGTTCCGAGGCCAGCAAGCACAGGTGTAGCGAGAGTGAAAAGACCGTCGCTACTAGCATGGTAGTAATCTTTGATATAGCGCATACGAGCTGATTGAGGCTCTTCTTTATGCATAACGGTAGCTGCTGCGACCATATAACGAATTTGTGGAGTTTCATAAGTTTCCTTTGTAGCACGATTGCGTACCAAGTACTTCTCAATTAACTGCTCAATGGCCGCGTATGAGTATCCCTCATCTTTTTCATGGTCGATGATTTCATTCATCTTGTCCCATTCTTCTTTTGTATACCATTCCAGTAGCTCTGGGGTATACATACCCAATGCGACATTCTTAACAACAACATCGTAAAGGTGAGGAACTTGATAGTCCCCATATACATCTTTACGCAACATACTTAAACGTTGCTTGCCTGCTACATATTGGTAGTTAGTATGCCCAACGTCTGGATTGTGTTCAACGTCAATTAAGTCAACAATCGCTCTTAGTGTAATCTCATCAATTTGCTTAGTGGTAATGCCATCATAAAAATGTGGTTGACTTTTAATCTCAATCATGGACTGACTAACGTCTGCAATCCCCTGACATACTTTTGTTATCTGTGCTTGCCATTTTTCTACTGCTAATGGTTCACGTTTTCCGCTTCTTTTAATAACTGTTATATTGTTCATTCTTCTCTCGATGTGCTATGGTTACCAATTTTTTTAAAATATTAGGAAAGTATTTAGTGAGTGACAATCCTACGACGACCTATATCGATCGCTGTTCTTCATTGGTTCCTGCGGGGAATTTAAAAGTAAATCACCGTTAGCACAATAGCATTAGAAATTATATGCTAACTTAATGCTATTGTCTAACGATTTGATTACATTATTGCTTTATATGAGTATATAAAGTAACCGTCTACTGCGGTGTTATTTGTATATGTTAAAACGATTGCGTATGGTTCGCCACCGCTTACTGATGGGTCTCCACCAACAGCATCAACTAGTCTTGCAGAGAATTCTAGAGCAACTGCAATCTCGCCAATATTAACATCGGCACCTGCATAGTTGTATTCATCACTCAATTGTGTGTAACCAGTGTCTGAGTTTGATGTTACAAGGATTGTTCCTGCTCTTGTAAACAACTTGCCACTTGCAGTATTCTGAAATACATAGTCAATGTGGTAAACAATCGAACCACTTGGTACACCATATGCATCTGTACGTGTTGGTAAACGTAAGAAGTCGGATGTTGATTGACCACAGTAAATGCTTCTTGTGCCATTTGATTTGAATACACCGTGGCCAGTTACAGTTGGTGCATAGATAATGTATGGGTCATCATTAATGTGAGCATCTTCTAAATCGTCATTTCTATCAGATTTAAGATTTGTCACACTGTTGTTATGCTTACCAAAGTATACTTGTGGGAAACGGTCAATGTCGCTACCTGAGTGTGTATTTGACGCACCGTCTACACCAACGTTCATGAATGAACAGTCAAGTACTGAATTGTGTTCACCGTGGTCACAGAAGATACCTTGCTTTTTAATGTTGTAGAACTTTGATCCAACAATTTGCATTTGTCTTGGGCCGTATGTTTGACCGTCACTAATACCATCAGCTAAAATACCCATTCCAAAACCAATACGTGAATCAGTCAAATAGCAGTTTTCAAAAATGTTATTAACACTATCTTGCTTTGCGTATACACAGTATGAGAATCCACTGAAGTGGATATTTCTAAAGATATTGTTCTCTGTTGTGACTAATGTACTGTGCGAGTTCAATGAGAACCCTCTACTTCCATCACTCAATGTTGTATATGATCCATTTAATGAACCAATGAGGTTAAGGTCTTCAAACAAACTATTCTTAACAGCGTCTAATTGTAAACATGTATTGACACCAGATGCATCTTGGATAGTCAATCCTGAAATTTGAATGTTACGAGGCTGTGTAACACCTTGTGTACTGTCAATAGTACTTGGTGATCCAGCAATACTAGAGTCGTTAACGAATTGAATTGCTGGCTTCTTAGGTGTAACTTGGAAGGATGCACTTGATGCAGTGCTTAACACTTCGCTTACAACTGCGCTAACGCCAGGGTTTACTGATACTAGCGTTACGTTTTTATTTGCACCAGTTCCAGTTCCCACAATGTATGCTCCAACCATATCAGCTGTTAAACCAGTTGACATGAGTAGCGTATTTCCAGTACCAGGATCTTGTGTTACTGAACCAGTAATTGTAGTTACAATTGGGTCAAAGTAAATGATAGTTTTATCAGCACCAGCGCCAATTAAACTTGCATAACTTGGTACATACAATGTGCTTCTTAGTCTATAAGAACCCTCTGGGATTTCTAGCACAACTCTAGCTTGAATACTATCTGGTCCAGATAGTGATGCTTTACTTGATGCATTTAGGAACAGCTGATTGATAGCAAACTGTAACGCATTTGTATCGTCTGCACCTGATTGATTGTCTGGGTTGTAGTTTCCGAGAGTACCAAAGTCAGTAGTGTTTACTCTATCATCCAAACGCTGTTGTAATGTACGTGCTACTGGGGCATTGTCCTGAACAGTAATGCCTTCATTACTCTTATAAACGTATTGAACAGAGCCAAATAAGTTACTTTCAGACGCCAAGTCTTTTGACGTGATAATCTTAGTATTACCAACAGCTGGCGCACCTTCAAATACAGAACCGTTACCAATAAACAACTCTTGAGTATCTACGGCCCATGCCATTTCACCACTTGCAAGCTGTGGTAAGCCTGAGCCGCTATTACGCTTTCCACGGCGAATTTGAATTCTAGAAATCTGGACTACTGCCATAATAATATCCTCTTTGTGGATATTTATCAGTTTTCGCGGTAGTACTGTTCCACTCTATCCCACCATTTACGTTCCCAAAACTCGAACTTATCGGGAGTAAGGATAAACTCTTGATATTGTGGTTTGCCCCACTTTCCAGGGGCGATTTCTGGTGGTTTAACACACATTAATACAACACCCTTGCGAATATTTGTTTTGTGTACTTCATTATGTGCGAGTGCGTATGCAGTTAATTGAAGGTAGTAGTCCTCAATGTACTCTTCTTTCTTGGGCTTATTGCTTTGTTTGTAGTCAAGAATGGCTTCTTCGTTAAGATGCAATCCTAGACCGTCAGTAGTACCTGCATAGATACCTGGAAAATACAATCCTACTTCAACACCCCAGATTTCGTTTACGTTGCTGAGACCTTCAGCAATAACAGTTTGTGCCATAAGATGGCTTTGGGCACTAAATGGATTGGATCCTGGTGTAGCAATTGCACCAGTTTTGACATAGTCTTCCAAGTACTTGTGCATTCGTGTACCACGTCCTGCTGCCTCAGTAGTAATCTGCTGTGCTTTTTCTGCACCAACTCGTTTCTTCCACTCCATAAGAGCTTGGATTTTTTCAAGTGGTTTAGTTTTATCTAGGATTGTGGTTACGGATGGAACTTTGCTTCCATCAGGTGTTGCGTATAAACGCTTACCTTCTACGCTTTCACGATTGATTGGGGTATAGTTGTATTTTTCAATTAAAAGGGACATACTATAATTATACAGTATGTCCCTAGTATATCAAGTTATCTGATTACTTGCCAAAGTTTGCGGCTGCACGTTTAGCGGCTGCGGCCATCATAGGCTTTCCTTCTTTAGGACCTTGAGGCATTGCTGCTTGTTCTTCACCTGCGTTTGACTTAATTTGGATTCCGTTCTGATCAAAGTTATCGATTAAACCTTGGATAGTTGGGTCACTATCAAATAGTTTTGCAAAGCGGTTGTAATCGATTGATGGAGCACCGTAAGAACGCATTGCGCGATTTAGTGCGTCCCAGGTTAATGCTGGGCTTGTGTTTTGTTCAGGATCGTTATTTGCTTGGGTTTGTAAATCCGTTAGTACTGCTACTAACGGATCTATACTTTCCCTAATTACTTTTTTTTTGAGTTAAGTAACATGCCTAATCTACGGCTGTACTCGATGCTTTCACGCTTTTCACGGCCAACATCTGCTACGCCTGGAGTAGGTGCGCCCATTGGTTCTTCACCTGGCATTGGTTCTGCACCTGCTTCTGGTGGTACGCCGCCTACTTCTGGTGCGCCTGGTGCTGCACCACCTGGTGTTGCGCCCATCATCTCGCCTTGATCGCCTGTAATGATTGCTAAACCATTGTTTAGGCCTTGACGGCTATTCTCTAATGCTGAATAAATTGCTTCTAGTGCTGGCTTAACTGCGTCTTGATATTGTTGTGCAACATCATTACCTTGTGATGCTCTTATAGAGTCCAATAATTCTAATAGTTGTTCTGCTTTCATAGCAGCAACGTCTTCTAACCAGCCTGTGATACGGCCAACCATGTCTTTCGTTGAAATAATGATCTCGGCCTTATCTGCTTCACCTTCTGATAGATACACGATATTACGTGCAACTGATTCTTTTAGATCGTATCTTAATGTTAATTCTGCAACCAATTCTTGTTGGTCACTTTCGCCTAAATTGATGCGGTTAATTGCTGATTCAATCCAGCCTTCTGGAACCTTATGATCCATTGCCTTTTTACGGATAGTGGCAAAGTAGATACTCTTGCCTTCATTTTTACCATATTTCTTTTGCATGTTCTTTTTCATCCCTGACTTGTCGTACTTGCCTTTGAGCTTCTTCTCTTCAGCTTTCTCTTCACCAGACATTTCACGTTCCAAGATTGCTTGGTTAACAACGTCAAGTAAAGCACGAGTCTTTTGGTACTTAGCGTTTGTGTGAAGAGCGTCGAAACTTTCATTGACCTCGAATTGGCTCATTTCAGTACGTAGTTTGTTACGCACATCTTCTAGTTGAACGTCTGTAAACTGTTCTAAATTTAGTTTGTAGCCAAACTGTTTAGCCATACTTTCGTTAAGTACGCTACTTGTAATCGGCTGTGATAAATCTCTAATTTGCATGATGGCTTCCTAAGCTATTTGTATGTATTTATCAAAAGGTCCATTTAAACATCCTGGAAATTTCTTCCTTAAAGCGTGACGACTGTGTTTCGCTTTCTTCTAGTCTGTTTAATAGTATAAGATACCTGTCGAAATTCTGTACTTTCTTAATATTATTACGGAAAACCATTGAATCGCTGTGGTTTGACCAGTAATTATTATCCAAACGCTTGATTTCTAGAAACTTTTCAATTTGTGCGCCAGCATACGCTTTTGCAGCCATTAGGGCACATGTTTTTAAAAAGAACTCATCGATCTTATCTTTAGATCGAATGTGGTATAATCCCCAATTCCCGTTCTTTTTAACTTTTATATAATAGTCCTTGTAGACTAGGCTACCATCTGGGCGGACTGTTACTGGCAAAGTTTTATTAAGCTCTTCTTCAAACTGAGAAGCTAATGCTTTAACTACTTTTGCCTTGGATTGTTTCTTCATTTTAATCCTGATAAACGTTTAATGCTTTCTAATAAGGTGTCAGTAGGGTCAACACTTTCTCGGTATTCCTGGTGATGGGCAATGATTTGCCTTTCGATTTCTTCAGTATCGACAACTTTAGTGATGTCTTCACCAGTGTCAAGGTCTACTACACGTCTAATGTACACCTCGTCATCACCGCCTTCTTCAGGATGATCGTAATCATCATATCTAATACGTGCTGGGATATATGGGTCTTCGTGATAATCATAATCTACGCCAACATCAATTAATTCTGGTTGGTAATTAGGATCTTCTTCATCATCTGTACCATTTGGATCATAATAAGGATTTGGGATTTCTTCAAGAGTGGTATCAAATCTACCATGGCGCTCTTTATGCTTTGCATATTCAGCTGATTGTTTCTTAAAATGCTCTGAGCTAGCTGCTGCATGAGCTTTGCCTTGCTCGCTACTGCGCCAATCCATATACTGCTGGCTAAGTGCTGGCTGTGTACCAGGTGGATTCCAAACATTTTCTGGCTCACCATATTCTTTAGGATCTGGTCCATTCTGAAATTGAAAACGTTTCGGCTTATGGTTGTGCTGTGCTTCAGATTCAGCAAGGTATTCTTTAAATGATTTCATTATTTTAATCCTGCAATAGTTAACATTTTACTAAGCTCATCATTCTCGCCTAATTTCTTAGAACGCCCAGCAAATCCTTCACGGCCACCACGTTGAGCTTTTTCAAACTCTTTATCTTTAACTTGACTGATAAACATGTCGGTTGCATCGCCACCAATGTCGTGGTTATGACCAGATCCCATTAAGTCAGGATCAGTCTCAGTATGAATGCCGTTATCATCTGGTGCCACTGGCATTAATTCATATTCAAGGTCTTCACTTGTTTCAGTATCTTGTGTTACGGTTGCGCCTGGCTTCATTTGATTTGGGTCAGCTGGCTTCATAGTAAATGTGCCTGGCTCTTGACCAGGTGTTAGAGCATCAGCAGTTGTTTTGATTTCCTGACCACCTTGATCAATAGTTACGTCATTGCCGGCAACTGCTTTGATCTTCATTGGCTCGCCTTCTTCTGATACAACATGACCTGATTGGCTATGTGCCCTCATGTCAGCAAATGCGTTGCCTTTGATTTCAGCAACTTGCTCACCATCAACTAATGCAATCCAGTGATAGCTACCATCTTTTGGGAAGGCATGTCTTGGATCTTTAAATTGTGCATTAGGATACTTGGCCAATATTGCCTGTTTCCAATGGCCCACTTTATGTCCAGGTTTATGTACAGGCTTGTGTTCACTTTCAGACATATCATATTGCTTGCCTTTGTGCTTTTCCTGACCTTGCTTTTGTTCTTTCTTTTTATCACGGTGTGCGCCTGCGCCACCAGTGGTCATGTTCTTAGCTACAAAGTTGCGTGGCTTAGATGGCTCTATTTTCTTATTTGTGACTTCATTGATCTTCATTTTGTTCTCCGAGGCTAAGTTCAGCACTCTGTAGTTTATTAATATATTTACGCAACTTGTCGATTTGCCCACGAGCTCTTAGAAGTTTAAATGCTAAGTTCTCTACACTTTCCTCACCATTGGATTCCAATCCTGCCTTGCGTAAGCGATAGATTTCTTCCATTGTTTCCTGCGCCTTCTCTAAACTAGATGAACGCAAGGCTTGGTTAATTTGACCAGCGTAGTTACGTGCTTTACTTTTGATCTCTTCAGGTCTAACCTTTGGTGGATTGTGTTGTGGTTCACTGATCCACTTGTTACGTAAGACGCTATAAATGCCTGCTGAGAAATGAGTATCTTTTGCTTGCTGTACATAAAGCTCAACATCGATACCATGTATCTTGATGTCGTGTACAAAGTTATAATTGTTCTTTTTAGCTGTGAATAGTTCAGCTTGTGTTGGGTGGTAATCAGCTACGATATGCAAATCAATATCTGAATACTGTGAGTAGTTGTAACCAGCATTACTACCACTGATAGTAATATCTTTAACTTCTAAGTCTGGTGTTTTTAGGAATTCGACAAAGTGTTCAGCTATTTGAATTAGCTTTCTGCGAACTTCTGGAATTAGCTTATTATCTTCCCAAATCTCTGGATTCAGAGTGGCGTTATAAGATAGTGGCTGTACGGATAATTCTTGGAAGTTCATTCATTATTTAACTAATTAGATTCCAAGGAATTTTAAAACCTGGGGGATTGTTGTGGCGTGGATCCAACCTGCGCCTGCTGCAAATGCTAGGGCGATCATGCCCCATTTTGTCCATTTGTTTTTGACTGTTTCTAAGTCTTTGATCTTATTGGCAAGCTCACTGTGTTGTATAGTAGAAGCGGTACGCATTTCGGTTAATGTGTTTGTTAAACTGACAGATAGGTCTTTAACGTCATTCTTGATATCATCAAGTTTAACATCTACGTTGTCCATCTTTACTTCTAAAACGCTCACACGTTCAGGAAGCGTAGCTAATGCGTTATCTCTAGCCATTGTGGCTTCTCCTTAGAATCAGTATTACTCTATACTGTGCTTGAGCCTAAATCGATGTGCCTTTGTTCTAAGTATATTTATTGTTTTACGTGAAAAACAATGTTGGCACCAGGGTTAGCAGTATTAAAAACTGCGTAGTTTTGCTCCATTGCTTCGTCAAGACCGTTGATATAGGGGACTAGATGGAAGTCCTCTTTTAGTGCTGCAACTGGGTCACCGCCGAGTTCATACACAAAATCACGATCTGTGTAAAAATCAAAGCGCCATACACGAATAATATCGTCTGTATTAAACCCAACCAATCTTCCTTTTACTTCTGTGACTACTGGGTCATGTTTAAAGGAAATATTTGAACGCATACCCAACGTCTGTAATACTGTATTGAAGTTTTGTTCTTTCCATCGTAGGTTTTCTTTACCTACTTCAGGTCTATGTTGCTTTGTGTGGCTTATATCAACCAGCGTGTATAACTTGTATTCCATGCTGTATTTAACAGTCATGAAAAAGGGCGGAATAAATCCGCCCTAGTCTTCCCATCCCTGAGAATTATAGTGTTGTACCGATAGCGATAGTTGGAGTTGTAACTGCAACTGTTGCGCTAGAATTTAAGCTAGCTGCAATAACTGCTTCAACCAAACCATAACCTGTACCGATAGCACCGTCAGTGTCACCGTTACCGCTGTCTGAGCTGTTAGCTGTATCTAAAGCAACAACTGCTAAGAAACCACCAGCTACTGGTGCATAAACTGCATACACTTCAGCATAAGTTTGTAGTGCGCGAACTGCTTTAGCGAACAAGCTACCAGCTGCTGTGTAATCAGCACCTGAAGAACCGTCTGCGTAACGCATGTCGTTTGTACCACCAGAAACTGCTACCTTGATGATAGACAATTGACGTGTACCAAAGTTTGTGTACTTCTCACCAATACCATAAGATTGTTGTGATGGCATTGCATTGTAGTTAGCTGCTACGTTAACGCCTGAACCAGCGTCTGCTCCGATTAATGAAGGCATAATATTCTCCTAATTTTGTTTAAACCTACACTCTGTAGGCCTTTGTATATGTATTTAGTATCTAGATGAAAAAACCCAGTCAAATGGCTGGGTTTCGTTATTTCGGAAAGGCTGTTTATTGCTTGTTTTCTTGTATTTTCTTAATGCCACGTTTAAATTTGGTGCCATCGCCAGCTTTAATACTGTTAAGAAAGCGTCTTTCTAGCTCAGTTGCAGTTTCGATGTCATAGTTTTCCTTGATCATCTCTAAAAGGTTGATGGCACTCTGAATGATATTAGAGGCTCTCGCCTCAATAATCATGTCAGTGTCACGACTCAACCCAATGTCGCTTAACTCTTGTAGAATACTTCGTGTGCTTTTTCGCATATAAACTCTCTATACATTATTTATTTGAATTATACGTCTATTACAATTAAAAGTCAAACTACTTGACTTTTGCTGCACCCGCACATAAAATTGCTAAATATATCAGTAGAAACCATGAGTTACTACACACACATTTACAGAGGATATCAAATGTTAAAACTATTCACAAGATGGTTTAATCAGCCATCGCATCAAACTGATTTAGATGAGTTTATCTCATCTAAGAATCCTACAACAGTAGCTGAAGTAGACTACTGGACTAGAGAATTCGATAAAAAACAACAAGACTTTGTTTGGGCAAGAGGTTTATGAAATTCATCCAAGCAATCAAGAAATTCTTCGAAGCATACGCAGAGGCAAGGTATGAGTACCTTAAAAAGCACAGAAACAACGCCTGGTATTAAGACGCCGCTCGGGGAAAGGATCGCACTATGGCTTATTGTTGCTATAGTGATTTACTTATTCTGGAATCAATAAAATGTATACTATCTATAAACTACCCGTAACTGAGTTGGATAGATATAGGGCTCATTTATTAATGTTAGATACTGAAAGCCGCTATATGCGTTTTGGCTTTCATATTAGCAACGATGTTATTAACCAGCTTATTGAGAAATGGAAGTTAAATTCACATAAGCATAAGATCTTTGCTATTGAAGACGATAACTTGGAAATCGTCGGAGTTGCACACGTCAGCTTAGAAGACGACGTGCCAGAACTTGCTTTCAGCGTGTTTAAAGACCACCAGGGCAAGGGCATGGGTGATGCTCTAATGAAACGTGCTGTTGAGTACTGTCAGAACAAGGGCATCAAAGCAGGCTGCATGGTCTGTTTGGGCACTAACGATAAAATCAAACGTCTAGCACGTAAGAACAACGTACTAGTTAAAACTGAAGACGGTGACAGTGTTGGGGAAATTACTATCCCTAAACCTACCCCTGTTAGCTACTGGCACGAGTACTTTGAAGACAGCGTGGGTAAATTGGACCACTTGGGCAAAGCACAAAGAAAATTTGCTCAAATGTTCAGATTTCCATTGACTTTTTAAGAAGTAGGATATATAATAGACAATGTACACACATACATTGTGACACACAAAAACATACACACAGGAGAAATAATATGTTTAATCAAGTAATCGACGCCATTCAAGATGGCAAAAAGCAAATCGTTAACACTTTTGTTAAGGATGAATCATTTAAGTCAGAACTAACCAAGTTGGTTGATGCTCAAACTAAGTTCGCTAAGGGCTCAGTGCAAAGCACATTGGATATCGCTCAAGCATTCGTGAAGAACGCTTCAAACGCATTTTACAAGAAGGCTTAATATCATGTCAGATACTCCAAAACTACCTGAAGTTAAGTTTAACAAAAACGGTTACGAAATTCGTACAGACATTTTAGCAATGGCTAAAGACGTTGTTATGCAAGATTACCAAGTTAAGTTCGCAGGTTGGCAAATGTCAGCCCAGAAGGATCTTTCAACTGGTCAAATTGTTACACAAGTCGGAATGCCAGAATTCCCAGGTATGGACAAAATCTTGGAAGCTGCTGAAAAGTTTTACGGTTTTGTTAATACCGGAAACAAGAAGTAATTATTAAAGAGTTTATATTACTCCCATAGGGAATATTATATGTTAGATGGAAAAGGGCCTTCGGGCCCTTTTTCTTATTCTATACTTTCTTGAGCAAATAACTGCGGATGTTTCTTACCCCATTTCCGCATAATGACTGCGGCTGTGGCATTTGCTTCATTTTCAATTGGACTACCGTCTGCACCTGGATCTTCCATTTTGTCCAAATCACCATTCAAGTCTTGCTTGTAATGCACAAGCTCGTGTGCCAGTGTACGGCATACATCCATTATGTGACGATTTTTAACAGTGATATTGATGTCCTTGTTGCCGTATCCACCAAAACTACTGTGCTTAATTGCACGTTCATTATCAAATGTAAAGTTTAATTTTGGTAAACTTTTCAGTTCTAAATGTTCAGCCGCAAATCTAACAAACTCGTGAAGAATGTCAAAAGTTTGTTTTTTGTTTAAGCCTTCAGTTAATAGTTCTTTTACTTTCATATTCTATTTATAGCTTAATGTATACACCACTAACTGTTGAATTAATCGATATAATTTCCATAAACACCGTTGATCCAGCGTTAACAGAAACGGAAGTGCTACCCGTTGATACTTGAATAGCTGTAACTCCGCCTAATGTAAGAGAATCAGTTCCGGTTCCTGCTGATTTAGTTGCCATAACCTTAACAACTCTACCAGCAATATAGTTTGAATAGGTAACAGTCATGCCGTTGCCCCATGTACAATAAACAATGCTATCCGCAGTAAAATCAATATTCAATGTGCCACCGTCTGCAACAGTTCCAGCATCGCGTACTTCACGATATAGTTTACCGTATAAATTACCTGCTTGAACTGAGCCAGTGACATTCAAACTGCCCAGTGTACCTACACTAGTTAAACTACTTGTGACTACTGTTGAGTTTAATGTTGTGCCAGTTAGTGTGCCTGCGGCTGCTGTGACTGTGCCACTAGCACCTAGCGCAATACTAGTTCCGTTGACTGTGACACTGCTATTGGCTAGTTTGTTATTGGCAATACTACCAGCTAACATTGTGTTAGTCACTGTGCCAGTATCAGTAGTATAAACACCGTTTGTGACTGTGCCAGCATTGCCACTAACATTACCAGTGACGTTACCAGTTAAGTTGCCTGTAAATGTTGCGGCTGTAATGCCTGTTGAGCGAATAGTTGCGGCCACTACACCTGTGTTAGATCCAATGGGTGCTAGTCTAAATTGAGCATAGGTTCCTGTAGCAGTTGAGCTAGAGAATGTTTCTGCGGCAAAGAACTGTAGTCCAGCAACTTGTCCCGGACTGTATCTAGCACTACTTGCTACCCAACCTAGAGCAGAGTAGTTGCCAATTAAGTCATCTGCTAATACTGGTAGTGGGCTTGCGGGTGTGCCACGAGCAGTTCTCATAGCAATAGTTCCATAGCCCGCAGCAGCACCAAGAGCGGTTTGTGGACCAGTTGCGGCTGTTAAGAATCCGTCAATGGTCACACGAACAAGAGTATCTGGGTTACCAGTAATGTGTAACATGCCACCAGGGCCCGTCACTGGCATATAAGTGCCGTCAGCACTACCAACAATGTTTAATGCGCCTTCTGATCCTGTTGGAACATTAGGTGTACGGATTGTAATATACCCATCAGTACTGACCTTAAACACGGGATCAATTTCTAATTCTGTTGTCACGTCACCGTCTAGTTTATGGACATGGAACTCGCCCAGAATGTTAACTGTGCCTGTGCCGTTTGATGCTATAACAATATCTTCGTTTGGATTGATGCTACCCAATAGGGCATAGTCAGCATTGTTAGTATAGGAATCCACTAAGGCATAAAAATCACCAAACGAAAAACTTAATCCTTCTGAATTGATAATGAGCTGCCCTTCTCCGTTTGTAGTAACACCCGGGCCTAATTTAATACCACCTATTTTATTTGCTGTGGCAGTATCAATAGTAGGAAGAAATTCACCATTGTTATAGCACCATAATTCGTAAGTTGTGGGATTAAACCACATCTGACCTGTTGCAACCACTGTTGGTTCTGTGGTACTAACTAATGTAGTGGGAGTGATAGGGAATCCACCTGGTGTTGACCCGTCACTAACTCTTAATACTTTTTCAGCTGGATCGTAAAACAGTCTACCTGCATGTCCAACATAGTTAGAAATAGTAGGACCGTTATTGCGGCTTAACCATAAATCATAGATGGCCATTTCTTTATCCTACAATATCGTTGTCTTCGCCTGCAACGTGTTGAACTACTGCTTTAATACCAGTTAGTTTCTTAATATCGTCTAACTCATCACTGCCTTTACTGTCATAAGCATTATCCATGCCTGCTGACTTCTTGAGAATTTCAAGTTTTTGCTGTAATGGTGGGATCATAACGCCAGTTAGTTCAACATCTTGATCACCAGAGTCTGCTCCAGCTTCAACATCATGTTGGAAATCATCTGCCGATTTTTCCATATTTCCAGCACCTTGTTGCTCTTCATCACCTTGTTGATCCAACATGTCTGCAACGTTGCGTAAAATATCTGCCATTTTCATATATTAATCCTCTTAAGCCTTGGTCCATGGATGCCCTTTTACTGGGCTTACTGTGCCTGGGCTCGTGTAAATGTTGTATGGACGATATCCATTGGTGCCCGCAGCTTGACGCTTGGTCTGAGCTATTGCCAGCTTTAAGTCTCTTCGTTCAGATTTTGGGGAATGTGTAGAAACGCCGTTCGCAGCCATAGATATATCCTTTAGATATATTTAGCTTTTGCCCCAGCGTATGCTATCCCAAATTCGTTCGTGAAAATAATAGAGGATTGTGTTGATCGTTACTTGAATTAACGCTATTGACGTAGCGACACCGAGACTACCCAGTATCAAGTAAGAAATGAGGAAAGTGCTGGCGCTTCCTGTAAAACGCCAGCTGATTGTTTTTGCTAAACTACGTTGTGGACTATCACTCAAGGCCCATTTCTTTGCGAATTTTTGTAGCACTAATACTCGTTATTGTTTCGTCAAAGCTCTCTTGTTCAATCCTGTAGCCTACATCACGTCCGTATGTAATGTTGGTAATGTTTGGAACTAGCTGTATCATAAACTGCCCTTGATACACTGGTTCCAAGTCACGTTTAATATTGTGTACCACTTGGTGGAAATCAAATGGGTTGCTATCTTGCCATCCCTGACAGTCACGTACCATAATACAAACTTGTCCAGTTTTAGCGATGGCACGTTCAAACAATGCTCGGTGGCCTTTGTGCCAAGGTTGCCAACGTCCTAACATCTGTACCGTTTCTTTCTTGTTATCCCACTTGGGACGTCTACGGTTATCCGCGATGTGGTCTGCAATAAATGGAGCCCACTTTTCAGCCCATTGCTCAGTTATGCGGAAATCGTAAATCTCTGGCTCTACAAACATCTTATTAGTATCCTCGTATCGACCTTCATCGATACTATCTACCCAAATAGTCCAATCTGCTCTAAAGTTGTTACGCATCTCAACGAGTGGTGCAACGAAATCTACAATACAATAATCAGTGTTGCTTGTATCTGCTAACTCACGCATACGATGGCTTTGTCTAATACGACCTTCACGACTAAAGTCCCAGTCATCGTAATGTCTACGAACTTCATCAGCATTTAACCAACCAACAGTCTTACCGTGTTCTTCTAATTGCTTCTTTAATTGTTCTGCCAAATAGGTTTTACCAGCACCTGGTAAACCCATGATTAAGATACGTTGTGCTTGCTTCATACGCTGAAGCTACTTCCACAACCGCAAGTGGTTTGTGCATTTGGATTCTTAATTACAAATTGGCTGCCCATTAGGTCTTCTACGTAGTCAACAACGGCTTCGTCTAGGTACATTAGGCTCATGCTGTCAACTAATACTTGACCAATCTCCATATCATCTTCGTTCTTTGTTTGCTCAAAGTCGAAAATGTATTGGAATCCACTACATCCACCACCCTGTACACTGATACGTAAATAGGGTTCATTGTTTTCTTCAAGACCCATTTTAATTTCTTTTACTGCATTTTCTGTGATAGTAATCATTTGTGTTTTTCCTTGTAATCTGCCACGGCGGCTTTTATAGCATCTTCAGCAAGGATGCTACAATGGATTTTGACTGGTGGCAATGCGAGTTCTTCAGCAATTTCTGAATTTTTAAGAGCTGCGGCTTGGTCCAACGTCTTGCCTTTAACCCATTCGGTAACAAGAGAGGACGATGCGATTGCACTACCGCAACCGTACGTTTTAAATTTTGCATCTGTAATGATTCCGTCCTCAACTTTAATTTGTAGCTTCATTACATCACCACAAGCAGGCGCACCTACCATCCCAGTACCTACATCAGTATCGTTCTTATCAAACGAACCAACGTTCCTTGGATTCTCGTAATGATCGATAACTTTCTCTGAATATGCCATAGTTATACCCTAAAACTTTCGCCACATCCGCAGCGATCACGTTCGTTTGGATTATTAAATTCAAACCCCTCGTTTAAACCATTTCTAACATAGTCCATAGTTAATCCAGACAAATATGCTAAACTCTTTGGGTCAACGAAAATCGTGACGCCACTACTTGTGTATTCTACATCATCTGGGGTGGGATTGTCAACGTATTCGAGTACATACGCTAGTCCGGAGCAACCTGTGGTTTTTACACCTACACGAATACCTAGCCCGTGACCTCTTCGCTGTAAAGTGGCGATCACTTTACTCGCAGCTTTTTCTGAAAGTGTTATCATATTGGGGATCCTACGGTTAATTAGTGCCAACGAGAATATTTATTAAATACTGATCATGACGATACACTTTGCTGATATCCCTGCTACTTTTAGAAATATACCCAGAACTGGGTCTACTAGCTTTAAGGAATGGGCTCGAAAGAACACTGCTACTCGTGAAATTTTGGTTGACCCTGATCACCCTAATATGCTTGCACATCGTAGCATGGATCAAATTGCGGAAATTTGGCCCGATTATGGGACAACTTTTGCATTTGTGCGAAACCCGTATGATCGTTTAGTGAGTATTTTCCACTTTACTGGGCAGGATGCAAAGCGTCGATTAAACAAGCGAAACTCTAATGCAGATTTTGCTGATATTGCTAGTATACCAATTGAGTCAGATTTAAAGATATACTTTCAGTATACTCGCGGATTTGAGCATTGGATTAAAAACACTAGATTTGACGACAATGCCTTTGCTGCGTTGAAAATGTTAAACAACAAACACATTGAGACCCAAACTCGATGGTTGTCTGGAGTAATGCCTGATATCGTGGTTAGACTAGAACACATGGATACAGAATTTGTAAAGATACAAGATTTGCTAAAGTGTTACGCACCACCTATACATACTAACACTAGCATACACGGTGATTATAGAGATTATTATAATGCTGAGACTCGTGCGATTGCTACACAGTGGTTAGAGGAAGATTTGGATAATTTTAAATATGTGTTCTAAACCAGTACTGATGATCCACAATATTACTGAGGACATCTTTGATTTACCATTAGCTGATTACGTTTTAACTTTTGATGATGGTACACTTGACCATTTTGAGTATTATGAACGCTTTAAGGCAATCAACACCCAAAAGAAGTATTTTATAATTGCTGATTGTATAGGCAAACCAGGGTACATGGATATCCAACATCTGGAAGCGATGAATCTTGACCCACTAGTAACAATTGGTGGACACAGTTACGATCATACTGATATGCGTCATATGAAATTAATACACACTGTGGCACATATTAAGCAGGATACTGAAAAGATGCTAGAATGGTTTAAGACCCACATGGGCTTTGAGCCATCTGAGTTTTGCTTCCCATACAATTATAATCCACACGGAATGTATGGAAAGTTACTAGAGCACTATGGGATTATTCACCTTTACGGTCATGAGAGAATACCAGTTGAAATGCTTCTGCAAAGTGACTACCAACCTGCTTTCCTCTAAATTCTGCCATCACTTCCATGCTCTTCACGCTACGTGCATCAGGGAATTCATAAGTTTCAGTTTCGTATAGTTCAAGAGCTTTGCGTTTCATGTGCATGTATTTGGATACGTCTTTGAATACATTGGGTGTGAACACTGGGCTAACCATACCAAACGCCCATTCAGTGCTTGCTGGAATTTCACACATTAGTAACTGCTTAACAGTGCATTCAGGTTTTGGTCTACAAGCAACTACACATGCTTCAGCTACTGCGCGATGATCTTTATGCAAATCTGATATGTTGTGCGTATAAACAATATCAGGTTTAAACTCATTAACTACATCCATAACATCTTTGTTTGCTGATATTGGATCTAGGAATACATCACTATGCTTGCCAATGATTGGTGTAGCGCCAAAAATGGCACATGCTTGTCTAAATGCATCTTGGCGTGGTACTGCAACATTGTCTGTTCCTGGTCTGTTGCCCTTGCATAGGACGAACACACTAACATTATCTCCCTGATCCACATGCTTGGCAATAGTACCTGCAGGACCAAAGGACTCGTCATCCAAATGTGCGAACACGAATAAAACATTAGAACTCATAGTGGAACTCATTTAAAAAATCTGTAGTGTCAGCAACTAACTGACGAGTTTGATCAGTGTAATACGACTGATAGCTATCACGAACTGACGTGATATTGAAAGGTGGACTATCAATGATTCTGCTTCGCATTTGATCATCCAAGTCGCCACACTCAGCAGTCATACTGAGCACCTCTTGTGTTAAATCCTCGTACTTACCAATTCGTGTAGCGTGTCTAGTATAAGTGCTAGCTATTTGCTCGTAATAGCTGTTGTCGTTAGTCATCCACTCAGTGAGTATAATACCCTCTGGGTCTTGCAACATACGCTCTGATACGTTGTTTAATTTAGACTCGCTGGATAACTGCTCCATAAATTTTATTTTATAGATTGCGAACACTCGTTTTTTGTACTCTTCAGTTGGTTTGCACAACATAGTAACAAAGTTGTCAAATGACTGGTCAGCCAATGCTTGTAAGACTGGTGGTCTAAATGAGTTTGAGAAACTAAACTCTTCAGATCCGTATTTTAGGAAGTTATACATGCTCACATACCAAGACCATGGGTTGCGAACTAATGTATATGTATGGGGGCGTACTATATTACCTTGTGGAACACCGTGTGACTCATAACTAACAGTAATTGGTTCCATCACACGACGAAACCACATGCCTGCGGTTTTTGGTATATGTAAGTACACGGCGTTCTTAGTTACTATCATAGCATGTCTTTAATGATGTCGTCCAGCGTGTATTTAGGTTCGTAGTCAATTGCTTGACGAATTTTTGCCAAGTCTGGGACTCTGCGATTTATATCACCGTGTTGGTCACTAAACGCATTTTGGTATGGTACAACTTCAATAGTGCTAGAACTGCCAGATAGCTCAATCACACGCTCAGCCAATTCCATAATAGTGGTGGGCTCATCATTACCAATGTTGAAAGTCTCACCTGGAATTTTGCTTACTTTAATCAGTGCTTTGATGGCATCGTTTACGTGGCAGAAGCTACGCACTTGACCACCATCACCGTATACTTTGAGTGGTGCGCCAGTCTTTGCTGCTTGTACGAACCGTGGCAGTACCATACCATAGTCGCCCAGTTGACCTGGACCAACCACGTTGAAGAAACGAACAATAGTGGTGGGATGAGTATTAGCACGTAGCATGAACTCAGTCAGTAGTTTTGCTGTAGCATATCCCCATCGAAGTTTATCTGTTGCAATGTTAGATTGATCGCTTTCAGCAAATGGGCCTTCGCCGTAAATTTCACTTGTGCTGGCAAATGTTACTGGGCGTCTTGCCTTTTGTAGCAATGGTACTAACTTGTGTGCTAGGGATATATTATTATACATCGTATCGCCTGGATTCTTATCGATGTATTCTACACCCACACTACCAGCAAGGTGATAAACTTGATGGTGTTTCTGTACTATGCGTACGAACTCGTTCTCGTCAACTGTGGTTAAATCTGCTTCAATGAATTCAAACAGGTTTTTATATTCAGCAAAATCATCCAAGTTGATGTTGGACGTTTTTAAGTTATCAATAATTGTGACTCTGGCTTGCCTTGTTTTGAGCAGCTCATGTGCTAGATGTTGGCCGATGAAGCCCGCGCCGCCCAGAATTAAATTGTTCATAAATTTCGCCTAATGTAATCTCTTCTATATCAACTGGTCGTAGTGTAGCTAAAGCGTCTACTACTTCAGTTATGTGTGCAACGTAGTGTAGCTTGTTGGGTTCTTCTGGATAGTATGCAACTTTATCAATACAGCGTTTGATGAACGTGTCATCATGCACCCCGGGCCCATATACACTAGGTAGTCTGTAGTTTAGATATGGACGATTCGAATGTGCGAGATAAGTCTCCATACATCGTTTTGCAACATTATAGCACCCCTGTATACTGTTGTCAATGGTTAATGCACCCATGCTACTAGCATTTACAAACATCGCATCTGGGTCAATCATCATTGCGCTGCGAGTAACATCCATAATGATGTCCATAATGCGGCATGGGTCAGTTTTGATTTCTTGAGTAGTGCTAGGGCAAGCCAAATGATAGATAATATCGCATTTTACTGGTTGCATGTTGCGTCCAATCTCGTACACAGTATGCCCATCCTGGCGTAGACGGTCAACCAAATGCCGCCCAATGAATCCTGTGGCGCCGGTGACTGCTATCTTAGAAGGTGTATTTGAACTCATCTAGATCTTCTTCAATCAATTTCTCAGCGATGCTACGAGTTTCGTCAGTATAATAGTCTCGATAGTCAGTGTGAATGGTTGAATTGCGGCAAGTAAATCGTTTATCACAGCCCACTAGCTCTTGTATCTTTACAAACTCGGTTGACAGTTCTTCTAGCTTGACCACTAGGTCAGGACGCACGTGGTTAAAACAAAACATTTGCGTTTGTTCTGGGTTATTAAACAGCGCCATGTTAGTCCTGTCTTTGGGACTCTTTATAATAACTGGTCTGTTGCGTATCCAATTATCAAACCCTTTCTGATACAGGAAGAACAATTTTAAATCGTCTTCCTTTGTGCCATACGGTGATGGCAATTTATTCTCTAGCCTATGTTTGGCTTTTTGTCCAATAAAATGAAATACACTAACCAACCGACTGTACGGATTTCTAACAAATCCAAAAGTGGTACCAGGTGTCTGCCATTTACTGTGTATCTCAGATATACTTAGATTGCGTAAACCATTACTTACATCGTCTAGCACTACTTCAGCAGTGGGTATATTCTTGTAACACCAAAATTTAAAACTAGTGGAACCAGATCTAGGGCACATCCTAAATGTTGCTGGAACATCTTTAAAGTGTATAGTCATTTGCTCCACACCTCATTATCCCAACCTAGGCGCACAAAGCGAACACCAGTGCTTTGTAGTCCCTCCTTAACAGTTCTTAAGAATGTTTTCCTATCAGGTGGGTCGTACAGTGGTATTTCTAAGCCCTGCATTAAGATATGATCATCATGAACAAGATGCCCACGACCGCAAATACTATAACATCCATTGTGACCCGCATTAACGAATACAATACTACCATGATGCTCAGACCAACCTTTGATATTAAGTTTAATTTGCTCATATGCTTTGTATATGACGAAACCCGCCACCCCGTAGATTACTACACCTTTACCCTGGCTTGCGAGTCCTGCTGCAATGTTAACCATGTTAGTTTCTTGAACGCCACAGTTAATTACATTACCACCAGTGGGAAAACCCCACATGTCTGCATGTAACAAATACACGTCTGGATGGTTTAATTTAGTCAAGAACTTGTGTAGCGTGGCTCTCATGCTTCTTGTCCGTTGGTTGCATGAATGTGACGTAGCCATTCGCTGTACTTAACATTGCCCTTGCAGATTTTTAACATCTCCATAGCACTTAATCTGTATTCCTTTTCTTCTTGTCCCATACCAGCTAAGATTAGATTCCAGCTGCGTGGTGGGAAAATACTATTGCGGTTGTGTTTTTCAATATCCAACGTTTTATAGTGATCCCAATATTCGTTGCTGTGCTTGGCATACTTGTAGAACGATAACACGAAGTCACACACTGCGTCAAATTCTCGGTTATACTCATCGTTATACTGCTGCTCAGATATCTGATCATCTAACAACTTGTCTAGTAGCTCTATACCATATGAGCTCAAATATAAACCAGTTGCTTCAATTGGTTCAATAAAATAAGAGCTTAGACCAATAGAGTAGATTGTTTTGTTGTCTTGGTGACGAACGTGTTTAATGTTACGTCCAGTAACCATCTTAATATTCTGTATCTTACTCTGGTCAATTTTGTAGCCTAATGCTTCTTCAACGAAGTCAATGTACTCTTGTTTAACATCGTACTTGTCATCATAGACGTAACCAAATGTTATGACATCCTTTAGTGGGTTAGACCAAATCCAGCCATACTTTGCTGCTGTAATTTTTGTGTAGACGAGTTGCTGTTTGTCTTTGTCGCTATACTCTGCACGATATACATACGCACGATTGTTTGGGATAAGATGTTCAATACTGTGGAAGTTCTCGGGCTGGCCCTTGTTGATCAATGTCTTGGCAAACCCAGTGGCATCAATGATGTGATCGTCCGCAATCTCACTTGCATCAGTGATAGTTCTACGCTGAATGCTCAAGTTTGGGAAAGTTACAAAAATAGTATCTAGGTATTTGCACAATTCACGAACATCAAAATTTGTGGCAAACTTTGGATAATCGTCATTTTCTACACCGTGATTTTCTGGATAACTTTCAAGAATGTCTAACGGTAGTTGCTCATGCTTTAGAAACCATTCCATAGACATACACGCTACGTCATTGCCACCAAACGGGTGGAAAAATGAATCACAAGTTGGGGACCAATTCTCAAATTTGGCACCAAGTTTTAAGTTGGCATTACAATGCAGAATCATATCCTCTACGGATATTCCTAGTCTTCCTAGGAAACGCTGTACTTGTGGAACAGTTGCTTCGCCAACACCAATTGGTTTATTAACTTCTGGGTAAATCCATGTGACATGCATATCAGGGTATGTACGGCAGAAATATAGCACACTGAAATACCCCGATGTGCCACCACCTACCACTGTTATATTCTTTGGTCTCATTTTAGCTCTGCTTTCAATGATTGAAGCTCTTCCTCTGATTCAATTTTCTTGTAATGCCATTTCTTAATGTCATTTTCCATTGATTTTACACCATTGCCCTTGGAAGTGTGCAAAATGTACACTGTGGGCTTAGTACCAATCTCAAAGTCATCTATCGCATATTTAACGTCCCAGCCATAATTATGGAAGAAACTTATCACTGGATCGACACCCAAAATATCACCAGTTTTGCCAGTAACTTGTGCATTGTTGTAATCAACAGTGACCATAATATTAGCAAGTTGATGATGTCCAATAAACTGTATGGCTTCTAAAGTTGCACCCATTTGCAACGTGGCATCAGTTAAATTAACCCATACTTTGCGGTCAGTAGTCATAGCCACGCCTGTTGCTACGCCCAAGCTGTCACCGATCGTTTCTTCTGAAAAATCAACAAATGGAATCTCATCGTGTTTAACTGCGATTGACAGATTGTCAATATCGTCAAGGTATCCCAATGCTTGCCATATAATGTAGTAAGTTTGGGCACCAAATGGTTTGCCTATAATAATTTTATCGTCTGGTGTAACCTTTTTGTTCACAAACAGATCATGTACGTAGTCAAACATGGATAACGCTGATGGAATATGCCCCAGCTTCTTTTGATACGAATATTCTAATAATTTAGACTTTAGATCTTTGATATTCATCTCTAACATTTTCCCAGTACCCTACTTGGTTAATTACGGGTACATTTAAAATACGTTCAAAAAACGTTTTGTATTGCGTGTACACTTTTGGATGAGTAGTCTCTAAGTGATACAATGTGCCAGCATATCCTAAGCTATCATAGTGATAGGCTAGCGAATCCTTAGTTAGTGGTTTGACGCAGTGATAGCCGCCCATAGTTTGTTCTATGAGTGTTAAATCAGATGCATGTAACCTCTCAGATACTATAATATCTGCCGTGTGCTTATGTAGTATGTTCTTGTCAGTGTAGTCCATATCAAAGATATGCAGATTGTGTTTGTTAACGATATCAAACCAATTGTATAACAGTGGCACTGACAAGTCGTGCATGTATTCCTTAAGGAAGTCTGTTACCCACGGTGGCATAGTATCTATAACAGCTATTGGTCCACTGGCATCAAAGCTAAACTCAAATGGTGCTAATGCTAGGACATCTATATCAACATACACTAGGTAATCGTAACGAGCTAGTAGTAAGTTACCAAAATAGTATTTGGTAAATGAGCGCAAGAACATATAAGAATCGTCATTGCCTACATCGTTAAAGATGCAGTCTTGTACTACGTTGACATTGAACTTCTCAAAGTATCCACGTGCCAAAGGGCTTACACTGTTATTAGTGAATGAGCCACAATAGATATCAATATCAGGCATGTGCTGCCTAATACTGTGTGCGAGTGCGATCGACATCTTCTCAAATGTAGAACTCTCGTCAGGGGATATACCGTCCCGTTTGTTCTCAACTGAGAATACTATTGCCGACTTCAATTTGTTGAATCTCTTTTAAGTGCTTGGGCAACTGATGCTCAAACTCCACGTCTTCTAAATCTCTACCACTTATTTTAAAGTGGCGCACTCCTAAGTCGTAGAACTGTTGCAGAATAGTATGCCCAACATCGTCCTGCATACAGTTACCCTCGTGTGTAATAACTGCTTTTGTCTTAGGTTTAATTTCAACTTGGTATGCCTTCTCTGGAATCTCTTCCCATGGCGCACGTACTGTTTGGTTGATATAAGACATCTGTGACCAATGCTCTTGGTAGAACTGGCAAGTGACATTACAGTTATCGTTAATTAATATCTCGTACTTCGCTGGGTTTAATTTACCAGCCTTGAGCAACTCAGTAACTTGTGTCAAATGTGAGTACTTGGGTACAATGTAATCGTACTTAGCTTCTAGCTCTTTATAGTAGCCTTCAAAGTTTAATTGATCAGTAGTTGGGTGACCAGTGATGCTGTATGTTAGTTTTAAATCAGGATAGTTCTTTCTAATATATCGACGAAGCGTTTCGCTTTGTAATACTACACCATGCAACTTGTGTGGGTTATTATCACCCGACACCATTTTTAACAAGTTGTTACCAACTTCGTCACCAACATCGATAACCACGTTATTTGTGAAACCCAAACAAAACCCGTATTTTAGTTTGTTGAATGTTGTTATGATATTCTCTGTGAGTTCAATAGTGCGATTGATGCGTCCACCGTTCCAAGCACAGTTATTAGGCATATCATAATACGTTGGTTGCAAGCCGTTAATCAAACCTCTGTTCTTAACATTCCAGATTAGAATGAGTTCATATTTCTGTACGGCGCCACCAATTTTAACATTAATCATTTTTAGTCATCCTAATTAATTCGGACAATTTTAGTGTAACCAGTGGATATTCAAGTATGCCAGTAGTTTGATTCTTGATAGCATCAATAGTGTGCTTCTTGAAAGTGTCAACGTCTAAGTACTCATCCGTTAGTGGAATGTTAGTATAGTCGCCACGTAATATCCTAGGTTGTATACGATCATCTCGCATTTGATTAACATCAAAATGACTGCTTGATATAACAGTCCCTATACGCAAGATTAGATATTTATCGCAGTGATTGACGATGTAATTCTCAAGATACAGCTTTGCTAAATTGTATGCTGTTGAACCAGTGTGATCCATCTTAATGTCATCAACACCAGTGCTGCTGGCAAAGATTATGTACTTGTCGCACCTATCAATTTCCTTGATAGTCTGTCGCACGTATTGGTGTATTACTTGTGCATCGTGTACATCAAGTTCATGATGCGTAAAAGTGGGACTACCCATTAACAACAAAGCATCACAATTAGTGACGCTTTCTTGCCAATTTAGTTCTGTGGATTCACGTAACTTATGTGCTAGGAACCCACCCCATCCTGTTAACCCTATATTCATTTTAGCATGAACTTCTTGATATTCGCCAGTCCCTTGAGTTCATAGTTACCAGCGATACTGATACGATTTCTGTCAGTTGTGTTAGGATAGATACCATGTTGCACCCAACTTGGGAAACATACTAAATCACCAGTGCGGCCATCAAACTCAAAATAGCGATGATGTGGATCGTATCTACGTGATGTGTTTAATGGCTGAGTTTGTAGCAATAGCTCATTGGGGTCTGCAAAGAACAAGTTTCCTTCTTCTGCGCTATTCTTGTCAACATAAAACACAACTGTGACTGTTGCAGGACTATCGCTTTCCAAGTTATGTGGATACTCTGCTGCTCGTCCATACATATTTGCCCACATTTGACTCATTTCAATTGGGTATGTTGGATCGTAATCAAGAGCCAGCCAGTATTCAGCAACTGTGCGATTCATGTACTCCAACAATGGTGCGAATATCTTCTCTTTGTGCAGTGTTCTAACAATGACGCCATCACGTTTTTGCTGTTCAAAATAGTCAGCAAGTCTTGTCATTACCTCGTCTCTGTTCCAGTCTACATCAATAGTTGTAGTGGAAATTTTAAGTGGAAAAATATCACGTATCATTTTGGTTTCCTGTTCAAGTAAAAATCGCCGCCACAGTAATCCCATTTACAAATAGTGCCGGTTCTGTAAAGTACACCCAGTTTAATCAGTGCCTGTTTGTCAGTCACTAGATTAGTATATGGAACTTCTGGAGTACATGCCCTGATAAAGTTGGTCATGTGTATGCCACAATGGAATACATTGCCATCACCGTTGATTGTTATTGACTCTGTACCAGCAGCGCAATGCCATCCCCGTGCATCAATGCCTTGCTTAAACAAGTCGTTAGTAGTGTAGATAGTACCGTCAATATCGTAACGCTGTTCTGTCTTGTTAAACTTCTTGTAGAACTCCATGTGCTTATTAGCAATATCTTCAGGATACTCGTAGTGACAAAATCCGTAGATCATTTCACTATTAACGATTTTATCATACTCTAGATATTTTAAGATTCTTTCATAGAAATCATCTGAATCGATTTTGATTTCTCTACCAGCATAATACTTGTGATCACGCTCTACGTTTTCCAACATGATGTCGAAGTTATGTAGCTCTACTCCCTCGTCCATCAGGATTTGCCAGTTTCTATCAAAGTCTTTTAATTTGTTACGTACTAGCAATTCCAAGTAGTGGAAGCTCACGTTAAATGCATCACAGTGTTCAAGAATAGCTCGCAGCTTTTCTTCCTGGATGGTTAAGTTAGTCTGCATTTCGTTGTATGCACGAATGCCCAACTCTTCACCACGATCGTGGATGTATTTTAAAATGTCTACTACTCTAGGGTGGCGAGTTGCTTCACCACCGTGGTAGTAGAATAAAATTGATTTGAAGTTTTGCTTTTGACAGAATTCGAATAACTTGTCAATGCTAGTAATAATATCTTCGTAAGTATAGTGTTTGCCACTGTGCCAGTGACAGTAGTTGCATTTTAAATCGCAGGCTTCTGTAATTCGAAAGGTAACTACGTATTCAGCATCTAATCCACTGTTGTCATTCAATACTAATGGAATGTAGTGCCGTTGTGGCTTAATTTGCCCAACTTGCATGTCTTCCTTTTTACGGACGACTCTAATCCTTTCCCAATCTGCCATTATCCTAATCCTAAATAGTTCTTATTTTAACATAGCTTCTCGGCTACGGTCAATGAATCTGGTTAACTCACGATAGTACTCATCGTCTGCCATTTCACGCCCAGTTATTTTAAAACTAGACACACCCATATCAAGCAATCGTTTCATAGCATCTGGTTTAATGTCCATACATTCGTATTTGCTATCCCTGCTAGGATCAAATTTTGGCAACCAACACTCTTCTACTTCTTTGCTATATGGTCTACCAGCAGTATTCTCATCGGCGATTGCCTTGAAATGTTGGTCCCAGTATTTGCAGCCCCAGATGCAAGTATCGTTTAACATTACTTCCCACTTTGAATGATCTAGCTCATTAGCACGTGGATCAAATATGTGTTCAAATCTAGGAACAATCCAATCATACTTGCTCTCTAAATCCTTGTAGAAAGCAATATCGTTGTCTTGCATAGGTATGTTTGTTAAGCCCAACCCAGTAATACTGTAAATTAAATCATACTTGGGGAAGTTGTCACGCACGTATTGACGCAACTGGTCATTAACAATAATAAGTGCATTTCCTTCCCTGTGAAACTTTTCTAGCAAGTCATTGCCAAGTGGATCAGTGAGGTCAATCTTATGATTGCTAAAAGTAAGTGCAATGCTTACACCCTTGTTATAATAGTATTCAATCAACCCACTATTATAAAACACATCGCGGTTGATACGCCCGCCGTTCCAACGGCATTTGTTGATGCCATCGTATACAACAATTTGTGTATTATCAACTTTATTCAAACTTAAAAATTTGATAATTGGTAGCGATTTACTAAATGCGCCTGCTATTAAGTATCTCATTTCTTCTTCTTTAAAATATGATCTTCCATCGTTGATAATACTAACCCACGTTTAATTGGGTTTAAATTTAATGTACCATAACGACTAAAATGCGTGTCTTTAATGCGGTCAAAGATATAATTTACTAATATCTTTTCCCTGTCCTTGTCTACACCAACGTATTTTATAATGTTATATGCTATTGCTAAATCACTGGTGTGTTGCTCAGTTTTATTCATAACATATTTTTCAAAGTCTTTATAGATGCGTTCTCTCTGACTTGCATGAAAATATGTTCTGTAATTTAATGCCATTTGTTTGAATACGTTGATGCCCATTTGCTTAACAATGTCGCGTCTATTTGCAACCAGATAATCAAACGATTCTTTGGCTGTTAAGTTACTTGTTTCAATGTAGTCTTCTAATAACTGGTTCACATTAAAAAGCATTTGTTTTTTGGACAAATACCGTCAGTTTTAATTCTATAGCAACAATTATACAACTCTAAATTAGGACCGTAAAGGAAGTACTTGTCTTTGTATAGACATGGTTTACCTTTTGTGCTAAATGCAATGTTAGCCCATAGCTCTGACCTAGACTGTCCCAATCTCTTCTCATCTTCAAACTGTACAACTTTGTTAATGTTGGGGTCGTTTTTAAGTTGATTAAACTTGTGTAATATGTTGTCACTAACACCATCACCAAAGTCTGTAATAGGCGTCATGTATACATGCTTGCTACCAGTCATCTCTTTTACTTTGAAGTAATAGTAAAGCGCATTTTCTTGGCTATACATGATGTCGTATCTGCGTACATTGTTGTGTGGCGACTGAAAGACTTCGTTCATTTCGTCAATTGACATCTCACTTGGGTGTATGCTTGCTTGCATTGTAAATGGCTGCTTAATACCCCTAATGACTTTTGCGCTGTAAGAGCTCAAGTTGGTCTGAATAACAAATGGAACATTAAGCTCATTAAAACACTGTATGATATATTCAATATCTGGATGCACAAATGGCTCACCACCAAATACAAACACTTCTACGCCTGGGTACGTTTCCCCCAGCATCTTTACAAAGTTGCGTATAGTTTCTCTATCCAAGTTAGGATGGATACTTTTGTCCAAGTTAGTGCAATAGTTGCAACTATAATTGCACTTCATAGTTACTTCCCACTCAACTTGCATCACGCACCTTTAATTGTTTTAGTAGTCCATCACAGTTGCATGAATTGTGTGGGCATGTCATTGGTACAGTGCTTGTAATGTCTTTAAAGAAGTCTGGATTCTCTAGTAAACTAGCTCTGCTGTTATCCAAGCAAAATTTAATAACTCTACCGTCAACATCAACTTCATAGTTGTTGTTATAGCAACTCCAGCCCTGGAAGTTAGTCAGCTTCTCTGAGAAGATTTCGTAATCATTCTTTAAATCTGTATCGTACACTAGTTCCTTTTCTCTATCCTTTAAGAAAGCAAAGTATTCCCAGAAGTCTTTGCGATAGTGGAATAGTGTATGTACGTTCTTGCCGTAGATGAAATGCGGGTGTACTTTTACACCCATTGCATCACACTTCTCAATCATGTCTTTAATTAATGGCCAATACTGCTTGCCGTGGTGTAGCATTACGTTGACCTTTACTTGCCAACCTTTATCATGTACGTGTTTTAGGTTACGTAAGAACTTATTGACATCAGTACAATCAGCTGGATGGTAACTGAACAAGAATGCAAGACCTTTGTATTCAGGATGACTAGTTAAATCGCGCTCTGCGTTAGTAACCACATATACTTTATTAAAGTTATCCATTGTTACCAAGTTGTCTAGCACATAGAAATAATGCGGGCTTAGTGTTGGCTCTCCACCCAATAGCCCTAGATTAAACGACAAGCTGGATCTACGCAATGATTCAATGACACCGTCTACCACATCACGCTTGCTTAACTTACCCCACTTCTCACCGTATTCGTTGCGAGCGTAACAGTATGAGCAGTTGAGTTGGCAAACCGTGAGCAAGTCCCAGTGTATATTAATATGATCTGGATCTTGATGTATATGGTGCTGTCTGCTGTAGTTCATTTTGTTTTGTAGAAGTTAATCAACCGTTTACTTGGGCACTGCTCTTGAGGGCATCGCTCAGTGACTACTAAATTCTGATGATTCAGCTGCAATGGCACTCGTCTACTAGTACACGTATTTTCTATATTACCATTCATTTGAATTTGGTAAGATTTTGGTGTACAGTTATAGCCCTTTAGCTTATTTAATCCTGCAGATTCTATCTCGTAGTCTTTCAGATTCTCTATTGTTCCGTCAGTGTACACAACTGGAATATCTTTGAAGAAGTCGCGACCAGAACGATTTTTACCAGTAGCTGACAGCAGTTCACCAAACTCTTTAAAAAAGTTATCGCCGTAGTTTGGTTTATAGTGCTTTGTGCGTGAAAGCAAACATGGTTTGTATTTGACACCATGCTCACGTAATACGCTGATTAGCAATTTAGTCTGTTCCCAGAACTCAGCTCTATCTGATATAGTTACGTGTACTGAAAAATTCAAAGTATCTTTTAGCGCAATGCATTTCTCAGTAAACTTGTCTGTAGCATATTCAGGGTGGTATGATGCAAATAGTGTAATCTTATTAGAACCAATTTGCACTAGCGGCTCATAAAAACTCACTGGTCTAGAATTATTTGTGAATATAGATATATCCTGCGAATTATTCATTGCACACAACTCTGATACAATCTCTACAATGTTAGGATGCAGCGTTGGCTCACCCCCAGTAATACACATATTAAACTGATACGGCACTTGCTTTAATTTAGCCAGTGTAAACTTATATTGTGTAGTATGATTGTCTGTCTTAAAGTCAGTTGATAAGTCGTCAATTACTGGGCAATATGTACACTTGTAATTGCACCAGTTAGTTAATGGCCAATCGAAGAATATAGTATCATCAGATTGGTCTCCCATGCTTTGTACTACTTTGTACTTTCGCATAAAATCCATTGACTTGGTCACTTCCACGGATGGATCAGTGTCGCTAAATGACACATTATCACCACCATCTTTAGTTTGGTAGAAGAAAACTTTCTTGTGTGTCTGAATGCTATTACATCTACGCAACGAAAACATCATTAAGTTGATGTCGTTGTGTACGTTGTTGTCCATGGGAAAGTCAAACCCAGCGATAATATCACGTCTAAAGATAAACTGTGAAAGCTGGAGGTGCTCTAGATTCACTTGTTTGTAGAATTCGTCACGATCGTAATACAGCTGATCAATGTATTGCTTCAAGTACTCCATTGGATTCACGTCATACTTGGGATAGTAGTTACCTACAATCATGTCAGCTTGACGATCCATTTCTAGGAAACCATTAGCCAAGTAATCGTCATCTTCTAAGAAGTAAACGTAGTAGCCAGATGCCCTGTTTAGTAGTGACTGATAAACTTGACTCATGTTGTCAAATTTGTCGTAGTAATACGTTACTTGTGGGTGTGGAATCTCAGTAATATCGTTACTGTCATTGTTGACAATAATCTCCACGTCAGCAGGCAAATCCTTTAACACAGAATTTAAGCATCGTGTAAAAAGGTGTGGTCTGTTATGCGTTGGTATTAGTATGCTTAGTCCTGGCATCGATAAAAGTTCACTTGTTTAATTTTATCACCAGGTTCTGGAAATACAGGTGTTGAACCAGCAACTTCCTTTTCAACACCGTCACAGATGTAAAAGTGTTTGCATGTTAGACACGTTAATTGCTTTTGGTAGAATCTATTACGATATGAATCACATGCATTGTATGCATTTTGTACTTTCTCTTCGTACGTGTATTGTTTGTCTACGTCTAAAACGTAGGTGTACATTTCTTTGTTCCAGTCACGCACGTCATAAATGTTCTGGAACGCACCAGATACATATTTCTCGTACCCTTTCATATAGCAGTAAGGTGTGTAGCGTACATTGATTTTAATCGCAGGATTCATCTTGTCTACACATGCCTTGATGGCATCTGTCATGTCTTTGTAACTGGCATTCTCAAACTCAATTACGTTGAAATCTCCCCAGTAGTTTAAACTGATGAAGTTTGCCTCTTCAGGCATAATTGAGTTGATTAACTCTGCGTGTATTGGTAACTCATGGTAGTTTCTGTAATACACTGTTGTATTAGTGCGTACAATCATGCCTAGCTCTTGAGCATTGGCAATGCCCTTTAAGATGCGATCAAACGAGCCCTTGCGTCCCGTGATAGCATCGTGTACTTCTGCTGTGGCACCATGCAAGCTGAATAGTATCTCACGGAGGCCATGCTCGTATGATTCACGAGCAAAGTCCATATTGGCAAACTTGCCACCGTGGCTTAGGCAACTAATGCTAGTGAACTTGTCACGACAGTAGTCTAGTATTTTAAACCAGTCTGGGCTTACGCTACTTTCACCACCACTTAGATCAACTTCAGTAATTCCGTATTTTACCAAATAGTCAATACGTTCCTTGACAGTTTCCCATGGTGTTTTAACATCCAACTGATCCTTGTAATAACAGAACTCGCAATCGTAGTTACAAAACGTACCAGTGTCTAATCTAGCTCTGTTGCTTTTGGGTGTAACTAAATCAAGCTCAAGCCCAGCCACACTCATCTCATTGATTGACGTTTGTGCTTTGTTTCTAAATTGTACTGGGACTGCTTTAGTCACTGATATATTTCCTTACATAACTTACAAAGAAGTCATCCTTAGTTAGAAGCAAATCGTTTACATCTTTCTCTATTGCTACCTGTCTGCATCGTACACCAGGATCAACATAGTCGATTTCATATATTACTTCTTTACCAAAAACAGCACACTCAACAATAAAACGTGGACTGCAATCTGCTTTTAATGGCGTAGCTGTATATATGTAGGTGTCAAAGCAATCAAAAATATTATTGACTGGTGCCTTAACTATTGATACTTTATCTGATGCAAGAGCTTCATATACATCAGTAAAATTTGTTACTATAGTATAACGTTCAAACGAGTGTTTGTCAATTAATAGTTGTATGTCTTCAACTGGCAAAGCTCTGCAATTTGTAGTTAGATAAAACATTGCAGTGTTAGTTTTGATACCTTTTGGTTGGATGTATTTTGTCCACAGTATCTTTTTAACGTAATCGATAACTTCAATGTCTAACTCTTCAAAACGCTCAGGATACAAGTTGAAGTCCTGCATCAAGTGGGCACGTTTGATTGTCTTATGCCCGTGAAAGCGTTCAAACTCTGTTTCGCTGCATCGTAGTAAGAATATGTTGTCAGTGTATATGATGCAACTTTTAAAGCGCCAGCTGCCGTCTACAACACAGATATTCTTTGCCATTAGGATACGTGGACTATCAACAGCATACGTATTGTCCATCATGTGATCCAACTCTGCATTAGTAAAACTGTATTTGTCAGTGACAGCTTTCTTTAACAACTCTTTTGATGTACCATCACTTAAGAATATAGCTGACTTGATTCCACTGGTTGAGCAAATGTAAAAATAGTCAATCATTTCGTACAAATGCCCGCTAATTCCATGCGGGCATTCAAAAGACGAAGTGAAGACGAGATCGTAAGATTTTAAGTCAACAATTTTTGACATCTATCATGCCTTTGGGGCCATGACTTCTGCTCTAGTCATTTTGCTATAACCTAATGCTCCAAAGATGTCTTTAGGTAGCTTGTCGCTTTGACCAGCTATACCTGCATCATCACAGAATTCGTGCCACAATGCTAGTCTATCGTCGCCAATAAGACCCAAGTTAAGATGGTCTACTTCAAACTCAGTAATCCAGTCGTTATATGGAGTGTGTTCTCTTGGTAGAGTGATATCAGTGCTATCAATAGTGATAGTTTCACCAGCAAGGATATCTTCAAATTTGATAGTTGTTACTTCATCAAATCGTTTTAGGTTTACACAGTTAACAGTACTCTGCACAAGTTTCTTTTCATCAATTTGTGCGTTTAATGGTGCTTTTACTGCGTATACTTCAGGAGTGCGCTCATGTAACAATGCTACAACTGTAGGATTGCGGATGATGTTAAACACCTGTACATTCTCTGCACCAATGTCTTTTTTAATTTCATCGATAAAGGTTTTACCAAAACTACCTGTAATAACGTGGATTGGGAACTTGCTATTTCTGTAATTGTTCAACACGTCATCGTATGTGTGTGGATGTAGCAATTGCTTTGGCTTTTCTTCCCACTCATAACCAGGCTCTGATCTGATACCAAAGTCGTTCTCAATGTCGGTGAAGAAATTTTGAAAGTGGTTATCCCTGACGCCTGTCAATAATATATCAGTATAATATTTCTCAGCTTCGTCTAGGATCTGATGTCCGTGGTCATTCTTAATGCCTTCTTTGTCTTCATGAATTAGAAGAGTATTAACGCCAGGTTCAGTATCTGAGCCAGAACGATAAACAACTTCACCAGCTGGGTCATACACTTGATATGGATGAACTTTAAAGTCCATAGAATACCCGTCTGATAGATCAAATCTAGGAATTAGTTTTGAAAGAATATGCCTTGCAAAAAACTTCTTGTGAATTGTCTCAGCACCACTTAAAATTACTAACATCAATTATCTCCTAAGATACGATTCCACGATTGAATTAACCGCAGCTTCATCATTTAGGTTACTTAACATACGTAACTTGTTAATGATATCACTGTACTCAGTTTTCTGAGATTCAATTACTTTGATACTGTCTCTTAATTCAATATATTTTTCTAAGTCATTGATTAAACTTTCATCACCTGACTCGATTATCTTGATGTAACCTTCTTCTTTGGTATCATCAGTGATAATAATTCCCTTGTTGAGAAATTTGTTATTGATCATGATATAAGAAACAAAATCAACTAATTTAAAAATTAGTAAATCGTCACCCATAACTCCACGTGCTTTAGTCTTAACTGCCATGGCAGCTTTGCCTGCATATGAACTTGCGTCAATACCTTCAATCTCTTTATAATCCATTTTATGCCTCTGTCATGTTAACTGGTAATTGTGAATAGTCTACATAGTAGAAACCATTCTTATCGAGTCCAAGTGCGGACTCATACTTGGTGCCAATTAACTCTTGAGCTAGTACACCAATGTATGTTTTTGCCTTATTCCAGATATATGAATATGAATACACATTCAATCCATCTCTGGTTTCGACTAGTGTAATGTTTGCCTTCAATCTTTCATCGCTGTAGTTACAGTTACAAGTACATGAGTAGTTACAGTTACAAGTACAGTAGTTACAATTACATGTGCAATAGTTACAGTTACAAGTACATACTTGACCAGCAGAAACGATTGACGAAATTAGGTTATTGATTGCGCTCGCAGTAATCAATGCACCTGCACCAACATCAGGTGGAACAGCAGGGGCTCCTACTTGTGGGTATGTGATAACATCAACAGTACCATTATTATTGTAAGCCTGTGTTGTTCCTGGACCTGCAACTGATAACAATGATGTAAATGTGTTATAGTCAAGGTGGTTAATTGGTGATGATAATGAGTATGGGTAGCTTGATGAACCGCGTCTAACTCGTTCAGAATTAATGTTATTCAATAATTCGTTGAACTTGTTAGCATTGATCATTCCGCCACTGCTTACTGCACCAATACTGTATGTTACAGCATTTGATGAGTTTGACCCATATACCCCTGTTCCTAATGCCATGTTCGCTCCTTATATTGACTTAGATAAAAAGTCTAAATCACTCTTTGCTTTATTTTGTGCAACAAACTTTTCATAGTCATCTAGATCAGATGTGATGAAATCCAGAGTATTTTGGTCTGGTGCTTTGTCGCTTTCAGTGTTATCGCCCTGCATAGCTGCCATGACTAAGTCTTTGATTGAAACATTCAAAACTTTGGAAACTATCTCTAAGTGTTCTGAAATGTCAATGTCTTTTCTTGCACCGTTTTTAGATACAGTGTCAATTAAGTTCAATGATAATCCGAACCCCTCTACTAAAATAGCTGCCATACCTGGATCTTCTGATTCGATCTCTTTGATGGTTTGTGCTATTAAGTTTAGTTTATCGATTACACTCATTTTTATTCCTTTTCTTTAAAATCGTGAAATTTGGGGGCATTTTCATAGTTACCATACGTAGTGACATTGCCTTCGTCAGTAAAGTACGTTTTTAATTCTTTGCGTTCCCCGCATCCGTTGCACATATCGCAAAATAATTCGCATATAGGTGCTGATATAGCTTTATTTATCCAGTCTTTTCTGAACAGATTTTTTGCTGATTCCAGCTTTTCCATGTCACTGGTTTCAAGGGTGTCCCAAGCTACTGAAGTGATTACCCTTGTTGGCTTAAACGCCTTAATAATCATTGTAATGTCTTCGTAGTAATTGTCAATGTTCAGCTTCTGTATAGTATATCGTATTCTATACTTTAGACCATTTTTTAACAAGTTCTTAAACACTTGAAACATCAGTGGAGTTGAGTCTTTACCATTGTGTGTTACACGCTCAGTATTACCAACTCCATCAAAACTTATATCAATACTCAGGAAACCTCTCTGATAGAAGAAGTTGTTCTTAGTTTGATCAATAAAGTCTTGCTTTAAGTACCTGATACCATTTGTTGTTAAGTTGAAGTGGATATTCTTCTTTTTACTGTATGCGTACTCCATACAATAGACTACGTTATCCCACTCCATTGTTGCTTCACCACCAAACAATACGATTAGTGTCTGCGAATCAGGAGATTCTCGTTCAATAATGGTATCAATACTCTTGCGAATATCTTCCTGCGTCATTATCTGCGGTGGGCGTCCAGGTAAGTCCTCATAGCAGTACGTACATGCTAGGTTACATTTATTTGTAAAGTAAATTACGTTGACTCCTGAGCCAGCAGCAACTGGCTTGTCAGTTTTATCACCGACAAAGAAATCCATAAATGTGCCTGAAATTGATGTCATTGGATAATCATCTCATGCGAGTTTTTGTATCTATTCTCACGTGGGCGTGATTTTGCTTCCCTAATAACGTGTGACATATTTTCCAAGAAACGTGGGTAATCATACTTGTACTTAAACAAGTGACCGCGCTCGTCTAATTTAAAATTAACATACTCGTTATCAACTTTAGCTTTGCCCTTACGTGCTTCTTCAATTTGCTGTTGAAGCTCGTCCGTAGTTAACACACGATCGCTAATATGCTCTGCTGGAGCATACTCTACTTTAATTGGGTGAGCAATAATGCTCTTAAATGATTTCTTTTTTAGTTCCGACATTCTACACCCTCGCTTTCAACACCTACATTCTCAATGTAGTGCAAAATTAGATCCTGGAATACAGGAACATCACGGCATTCTTCTACCACACGCATTGCTTGCTCGTTTGTAATGTGGAAGAGTTCACAAATACTGTCCAGTGGCTTGTTGTCATTCATAACTTGGCTGTACGTACAACCTGCATTACAAACTTGCTTTAAGTCACATGGTTGGCACTTGTCATAGTTCTCTGGCTTGAACATTTCTTGGTAGTACTTGAAGTCATACTCACTGTCCATCTTCATGATCTTCTTACTTGCAAATCGAGCACATGGGTAAAACTCACCACTGCTCATTAATACACCACCGTTAGTACCAGCAAAGCATCCAAATGGTCGCTTGCCTTTAACAAGCCCATAGAGAATGTCTAAGATAGCTAGACGCAAGAAACCAACACTACATGGTATGCCTGCTTTAAGTTTGGCAATGTAGGTATCTGTCAAGCGAATAAGCTCTTTGCGATACTCAATGATATCATCACGTGTCCACACGTCATCACGCACAAGGCTAAAGTCAGGATGCTCAATGCCCCAGCTCAACAGGAACTCAAAGTTCTCTGTCATGTCTTTTACGTTACCAGGCCAAATCATTACTTTGCAACCGTTAGTTAAACCTGTAATGATATCCTTCTTGTAGTTGTACATATCAAGGATACCATCAAATAACTCACCAGTCTCTGGGTTTGTATTCTCTAGTAATGGTAGTAATGGACGAGTCTCGTTACTGCTCATACCGTCAAACGACCAAGACACGCCAACCCCGTTCTCTCTTAGATACTTGGCTTTCTCTTCATCAATCATTGTAAGGTTGGTAATAACACCAATACCCTTACACTTGGGATCTGCGCGAAGGATAGGAACAGCGTGTCTAATCAAGTCAAAGTTAAGCAGTGGCTCCCCACCAAAGAAGCTCACGTGGTACTCAGCATCACCACTTCGGTCCATTAAGTTGTACAACTCTGGCAATGCATTATCAAATACTTCAGGGGTCATCCATGTTGGACGATTTGCCACGTAACAGTACGGGCACCCTAAGTTACATTTTTCTGTTACGCTTACTTCTAGAGTGAACATTGTTCCGCCTCAAATTTAATAACTGGCTTCTTGTATGACTTTAATGCAACACGCAATGCATGGTGAACAACCTCATTGGTTTTAAACACTTTACACACTTGCCAGTTGGATGTGTGGTCACTCCACTTTTCCAAATACGTTTCTTTCTCTGATTTCTCATAAGTGGCAGCATTACACTTCATGCAGAATTGGCTGTCACAGTTTAAGCAATCAAGTGGTTGATTCTTTAATGCGCCCTTGTACATTTCAGTACGCTCTTGTACGAGCTTGTCTAAATCAGCTTCTTTAAAGATGTTGCCCATAACGTGGGCATGGCTTTCTTTATACATACAGCCGTGACATGGACTAATATCACCGTTTAAGTCAACGCTGATGTAGTTGATGCCTGCTGCACACAATGCACGACTTTGTTGGAACCATCCAAACTTCTCTGGTGGTAAACCATTCTTGTAGATGTACTTGGCAATCTTAGTTAAGCCTTCTTTTAACACTTCTAGTCTAGGCATAAACTCTTCTTCAGTTAACTGACTATACATATCTGGTGTTGGGAAATAGTTATCGTCCATTTCAATAACATCTAAGAACGCTTCGTAAATTTTATCAAAGTGTTCAGCTGTTAATACAGACTTCATTCTGACATTAAGTCCAGCTTTCTTGGCAGCGATGTAGTTGCTCTTGACTAGACTAGAGCTAGGATTTCCTGCTTTGTCGATACGTGTGATGTCGTTTACTGGCTTACCATCATAGCTTACTTGGATGCTCAAACGACCTGGCATTGCTTCATGGAATGCAACTAAGTCGTGCATGTACTTCTTTAAGTACACACCGTTTGTATAGAAGAAGAAACTGTAGTTAGGATTGTCTTTAAACTTATCCATAACACCACGGCAGAATTCGTAGTTAACGAATGGCTCACCGCCCCAAAAGTAGATATCACGTTTTGGATCGTCGAACTTAGTCATGAACTCGTCAATGTTATCAAGCGTAACTTCTGTGTTTTCTTCGTATGCTGTTGATAAGCCACATTCAAAGCCTTCTGAGCAATATGTACATGCTAAATTACATGTACTCGTTACGTTTAAATCAATTACCATATGAATCCTTATTTGGTTGCTCTATACTTATCATTTAGCTGAAGTACAGTTTTTAGCAATTCTACGTCATACTCGTTTACGAGTGCTTCTGTGTCTTTTGGCAAGCAAGGTCCACCGAACCCACGATGTCCATCTGGTCCAGGAACAGCAAAATGGTGAGTTCCCATCCATGGCTGCATTTTGAATATCTCAGTCATTTCGGTGTAGTTTGCACCAACATCGTTAGCCAAGTCGTACATTGCATTCATGAACGTTACTTTGGTTGCATAGAAGCTATTCATAGCATACTTTGATAGACTAGCTGTTTTGATATCAGTAAACTTCACACAGTCCATTTTAACATGAGATTGTGTTCTATAAATGTCTGCAAGACGCTCTGCTTTATCCCGGTCCCCACCAATTAGCACAAATGGTGGATTTACAAAGTCATCCAATGATGTTGCTCTGCTTAAAAATTCTGGGTTATACAATACATCGTATTTTTCTATATACTGTGGCAGCACTGTGCTCTTTACTACTGTGATTCCATCGTAGTTCATGTCTTTAATGGTATCAAGTACGTTGGTTAGCACTACATAGTTGTTGCCATCAGTTGGTGTTGGCACACAAACGAAAATGGCATCTGGTTTGGCACGGCAAACATCTTCAACAGTCAAAGTGTTGTGCTGTGGATCAGAAATGATTGATTCGGTTTTTGCAAAACCGTATCTAACCGCCTTTCCCACCATCCCGTAGCCAATAATACCAATCATAGAAACATCCTGAAATAAGTAATTATAACAAACACGACGGGAAAGTCAAATATATGATAGACAAACAACCATTTACTAAGTTAATTCAAAATTTAAAGGATTCCGGAAAGTATAGGGTTTTTAATGACATTTTGAGAGAAAACGGAAAGTTTCCAAATGCTATTTGGTACGGGCCATACAATATTAAAAATATTGTAAATTGGTGTAGTAACGACTATTTGGGAATGGGTCAGCACAAAGTTGTGCTAGACGCGATGCATACAGCATTAGACATGACTGGTGCAGGATCTGGTGGTACTCGTAACATTGCGGGTACTAGCCATTATCACGTAGCACTAGAACATGAGCTTGCTACATTGCATAAGAAAGAAAAAGCATTGCTATTCAGCTCTGCGTATGTTGCAAATGAATGGAGTTTGATCGCTTTAGCTAAGATCATTCCAGATATTCACTTTGTTAGTGATAGTAAGAACCACAATAGTATGATTGTAGGTATGAGTCACAGCAAGGCTAGCAAAACTGTCTTTAGACACAATGACTTAGAGAATCTAGAAGAGATTTTGAAATCGGTTACAATGGCTAAAGAAACTCCTTGCATTGTTTTTGAATCAGTGTATAGTATGGATGGTGATGTAAGTTTGCTTGAAGAGATTTGTGATTTGGCAGACAAATATGGTGCAATTACCTACTTAGATGAAGTACATGCGGTAGGACTATACGGTGACACAGGCGGTGGTAAGTCAGAGAAATATGGCTTACAAGACAGGATCGATATAATCAACGGAACCCTGGGCAAGGCGTATGGTGTCCAAGGCGGCTACATTGCTGCCGATGCAGAGGTAATTGATGCTATTCGTAGCGTTGCTGCGGGCTTTATCTTTACAACAAGTATGAGTCCAGTGACGTGTGCTGGTGCATTGGCTGCTGTAAAATATTTGAAAGACCACAATGATTTGCGTGAAGCACATCAAGAACGTGCTCGCAAATTAAAATACAGAATGCACAAGGCTGGTATACCTGTTATGGAAAGCACAACTCACATCGTTCCTGTTTTAGTAGGTGATGCCAAACGTGCCAAGGCAATGAGTGATGCACTCTTAAATGACCATGGCATTTATGTACAGGCCATCAACTACCCAACAGTTTCAGTTGGTACTGAACGTTTACGTTTTGCACCAACACCATTACATGATGACGGGATGATTGAAGATCTAATCTCGGCACTTAAAATAGTTTTTGCAAAGTATTAATATGACAACAATTTACGCACACCAGTTTGATAGCCCAGGATACATTACTGCTATGTTACCTGATGACATTCTTGCCAAATTAAGGGAAGAAACTGAAAAGATTAAAGAAGCAAATTATACAGGATACAAGAATGTTGACGAGCAATTAGCTGGCCATTTAAAGTATCAATTTGATTTGCCACAATGCAGAGATACTCTAAAGAACTTTGTATTAGGTATGGTTGGTGAATACGAAAGATCGTTTAGATACTTACGTGACTTGAAACAAGACAAGCAATTGGATCTTGTGCAACTATGGATTAACTTCCAAAAGAAGCATGACTTTAATCCAGTACACAATCACAATGGCGTGATGTCATTTGTTATATGGCTTAAAATCCCTTATGACATTGAAACAGAAATGACTGTGTACAAAGGTGCTGGTAGTGAAACGAACTGCACTAGTATGTTTGAATTTGTGTACACTGACTCGATTGGCAATATCTGTAACAAGCCAGTGCCAGTTAATAAGAATTGGGAAGGGGTTATTTGTATGTTCCCAGCTAGAATGAAACACTGTGTTCAGCCATTCTTTACGTCAGACGACTTTAGAATTTCAATTGCTGGGAATATAGATTTTATTTAGGATTCTTAGCTAAATGTTGTTGTACCTTGCTAGGCGCTTGTTTAGCTTGGTACATTTGAACGTCCTTGTAGACATCCTTGATGAACTTCTTCCACAAGTTGTTTCTATCAGTGTTTACTTGGACTTCGTCATCAAATATAGTGTTGTAATAATGACCTAGGGTCGTCCAAACTGGCACACCATTATATACATACTCCTGTCCCCCTGCTATTGCATTAATATATGCTTTTGCAGACTCAGTGTCGCTACCAAAGATATTGTTAATCTCTGCCGCGGCATTAGCTGACCAACTATTCATTTCATCAGCATTCAACCAGTAGCCTTCTTCTCCTTGAGCATATAAATCGCTCTTATAATCAGGATAATTCTCAGGGTCATTTAGTTTGTCTACATCACCAGTGTGGTATTTGTTAACATCTGCATTGTAGCCAAAGTTAGCTATTACACTTGTGCTTTGGATAAAGTGTTTAACCTCGTGAATAATACCACCAATGATGTTGTTAGTCAACAAGTCTAATCCAGCTGTTACAATCTTGGTGTCTTCCATTAGGAATACATAATTGGCAACACTTGAGCCTCTAACGTCCATGTTAATTAAGCCGTTATGCGTATCTTCTTCATAGCTAAATTGTGCTTCACCAGTTAATGCTGAATAGCTGCGTAAGAACATAGCAGTTGTTTCAGAACTAGGTTTAAAATCTTTGTCAGGGTATGTGGCACTCAATTGCTCAACCGCATGAGCGTTTAACCCATCAATGTCCAATGATCCCATTGGCTCATCAAACCTTACATTGAAACTCATGAGTAAGTGTCTTACTTTGATTTTATTACCCTCATCATCTGTGATAGTGATTGGGTTTGCTTTAAGTAATGGTGCAAGAACCTTTGCATCAATGTCATGCTGTATGTCGTAGAAGAACTGATTTACTTTGCTTTCTGGATCGTATAGATCTTCGTCACTGTTAATACTATAAAATGTATTCTTAATGATACGTTTTAGTACTGGCAAATAATCCGAATAGTCCAGACGTTCAGTTATAAATTCTTTTGCTCTCATTCTTGTTCTCTGTTAGTTGTTTTAAAAAAGAATACTTGGCATCATTTTCTAAACTATGCCCACCTTCCATTAAAGCAATCTCCATTTCTGTGAATTGCTTTTTAGGTTTGCCCCAGAAGCTAACGTATACATCATCAATTGTCATAAGGTATTCCAGCCATCCCGCAACCAAGGCGGGCTACACCCTCAATGAGGGCTGTAAGGATTAAGAGGGCGATCCCACTCTCCTTCTTGTTCGGGGTAGACTGGGTATTCATTATTCGCCGGACCCGCCGCATTTAGCACGTTTTGCATTTGTAAGAGCTCCATAGTTTACTGGCCATTCTTGTCCAGGTGGTAATTCTACAGCATTAGCTGGGAACTTGTAAACAACTCCGGCTGTTTGTTGTATTTGTGCAACAGGCATACGGAACTTGGTTAAATCATTGCCTAAATTAACATAGGGCTTTGTGTGTGGAAATGCCCAACCAGCAATTTGGCCAGTTGCATTGTTGATAACAATTTTGTAGTAACCATGTGGAACAATAATGTCTTTGCTCTTGCCAATGAACTCGTCACCAGCGCCATAGAAGGCCCCCACGTAAATGGTAAAAGCCTGATTCTGCTGCACCGCCCACCCACGGACCGAAGTTTCTAGTAGTTTCCAGATTCCACGATTTAATGACCCGTGTTGCGGATACATATTTGTCATCAAAAAACTTTCATACTCCACTTGTTGAGACCAACTTTGGTCACCGTCTGGGCTTGCATGGCCCTTGTCGTAACCAGTACTTGCATAGTCAGCTGGAGTAGCACCCGTGCCACCTAAAGACTGATCAGCAACGAACGCATTAGTGCGTGGGAAGCATCCTAAAGCATTTTGTGGAAGCAATGTGTATGCAACATATACTGGAATTTTAACCGGCGCATCGTATGCTACTAAGTAACCCTCGCGGCAGATTGGTTGAGCAGTGCGTGTTGTTTGAGCAAAGCCATATGGGCTGTGAACTTTACATGCATCTACTGGAGCAGGGGGTCTTTGGTCCCATGCATAAGAAAGGCTCGCTGTAAACATTAGCAGAGCCGCTAGAAACTTCTTCATATAATACCTCGATATCAATCGAGTATTTATTATATGTAGTTATTAAACCATCCCACTTTCTTGCCGTCAGCAATGCGCTTATCGTGCTCTTCTACGCTAGAAGGATAACGCCACGCCCACACGGCTACGCAGGCCATGAAAATTCCTGTATAAATTACACCTCGTAGAGGCACGGATCCTAAGCTCATTAGGATCAAGCTCAAGCTCATCATGCCTAGCATGAAGAACTTCATTTTTAATGGGAATACACGCTTCTCATTCCAGTTAGTTAAGAATGGACCAAAAATCTTATGATTATAGATCCACTTGTGCATACGTTCACTACCTTTGCTAAAGCAATATGCTGCGAAGACGACAAATGGGCTATAGGGGATGCCAGGTGTGACAACCCCTATATAAGCCATTCCTAAACTAAGAAGGCCCGCTGTCGTCCATAGGACCTTCTTTAACCGATGAATTGTAACCATTCTGAAAACCTTACGTTATGGAAGCCTTGCTTCTTTCTCTTGTTCACAAGTTCGTAGAAGTCTGGCTTGTAAGGTGTAAGTTTTGGCTTCCAACCCTTAGTTTGGTCAGCCTTGTCAGCGTTACATGGACCGCAAGCAGTCGTACAGTTTTCCCAGGTAGTCTTACCACCTTTAGAAACTGGCAGCACGTGATCTAGGGTTGACTCTTTACGTTCAATCCCTTCACCGCAATACTGGCATGTACCATTATCACGTAGATATACGTTGCTGCGGCTAAAACGCACGGCTGACTTAGTCTTCATGTACTCACGTAACATAATGACTGACGGCACGGGTGTTTCCCACGAAGCTGAATGCACGATCCAATTATCGTGCCATAGCAATACATCGGCCTTATCAAGGACCATGTATTTGATGCTTTCTTCCCATGTTATTGTGCTCAACGGCATGACCGAAACTGGCAAACCATCTGCATTTAAAACAAGTGTATCTGACACTTTAAACCTCTTTCTTAGTTGTGTTTACAGACCCAACCGAAATTGTGACACTATCTGGACATAGTGTACAGTATGTATTTACCTATGTCAAGATGGTTTGTGCAAATTCTAGGCCAGAACGATCAAGGGCGTTGCACCACTGATCTTTATTATCGGAACCGAATACTAGTTCTGGGTCGCTTTTGGCAGTACACCAGCTAGTGTTTTCCTGCCAGGGCGGAATGCCCTTTATTTCCCCGATTAGCTGTTTTGGAGCCCAACCGGCCATTCCTAGGAATATTCGCCACTGGAATGGACAATCGCCCATTGATAATCTGGGGAGTATATCGTCAGCACTGCTGATACTGAAGTGTGGATTAATCTGTAATGTATTTTTACAAGACCACTCAGGTGTATGCAAAAGTGTTAAACTTTTACTATTAAGTGGTCCACCTTGGTAAACAAATCCAGGTATATCCAATTCGTACCCAAGCTGCTCACCGAATGATTTTAATGATAATTCGCTACGTTTATTCAGTACAACCCCAACACTGCCACTTGAGTGATGTTCAGTTATCATAATAACTGTTTTGTACCAAAAATTACCTTTTACTGACGGTGGTGCGATTAATAAATTGCCAACTAAATCCATGCAATTATTTATTATGGTGTTGTTTGTGTCTACCAGGAACTGGCTCGTGTTGCTTTTGTCCCAAGTCTTGTGGTAGGGTATTTGAATCGTCTGGTGCAGGCAACGCTAAAGGTTCTTGCTGTTGCGCTTGGCCCATATGCTTAACTGTTGGCTCTGGTGTATGAACCTTGTTGATAAGGTCACGCATCGTCTTCATTACAGAACCACGAGCGATTGAATTTCCAACATCAACACCCGCATGTTTCTTAATTGTGTCCAGATCATTAGTACCTTGAACGTTAGCCGCAGTGTGTGCTGTTTGGCCGCCGTAAATTCCATCTAGATACTGTTTAATACCACCTGCATTGACGATGTTATCGACCATGCGATCAGTATCTGCAACGTCAGCTTCTTCTACAGTAGTATCTGTGTCTGTATTGCTGTAGTGATAAAATTCATCTGGCAAATTGTTAGCGTTTACTTCTCTGTCGAACTGAAATGCAAACTCGCCTTTGCCTGAGTCTTCTGGAACGCCAATATAATTTTGTAGATCAAATGGCTTATTTGTCTTTGGATCATTGATGACTAAATGTCTGTCACCGCCAGCATCGTTCATATCATAAACAATGACATAACTATTGCCGTTTGGTGTCTTGCGAACGTGAAACTCGTCACCGTTTGGGAGAGATCCATAGCCATGTTGGCCATCATATGAACTAAGGTCTATACCTGGTTTCCAATCATCACCAAATTCGTATTCGGTGTCATCAACGTTATCAGTATTCAACGTTTCCATGTGTGGCAATAATACTGAAACCATTGCTGCGATCTCTGGACTTAGGCCTGCTAATCCTGCTGCTCCTGGAATTGCCGCCGCTGCTGGTGCGGTTAAAATATGCTTTGCAATACCACCTGGCGTTGCTGCGGCTGCTGCGCCGCCCAACATTCCTTTTAGGAATCCACGTCTTGAAATCTCACTGAGTCTCATTATGCAAACCTCTGTACTGCGCTCTTAACGTCAGCCACTGTGATTGCACCGTTTCTATCGCGATCCAATCCCTTGTTTTGTGCGTATACTTTACCACTAAAACCACCGTCACCAGCTTGACCTAGGACTGTACTATCTGGTTTGCCCATGTGTGCTGGCATGAATACTGCCATGTATAGGTCACCAACATCCATGCCAGGTTTAACACCTACCATT